ATGAAAAAGAACATAGACCTTGCCACAATCAAAAAATTTATCCTTGCCAACGCACTTACCGATAATGTTATGCTGATGCTTCACCCGTCTAATTTTGACAAGCTGGTGGCAAACAGCGCTAAAAAAGCAAAGTCGCTTTGTATATCGGGTATTAATATTATTGCCGATGATAACGACGAGATAAGCGAGGATGAGATTGACGTACTTGAAGTTAAATTTAACTAAGCTGTTACTATGAGACGTCACATTTGCCTAGATATGCTGCAGGAGTACATACTGGAGCACAACCTATCTGAATATGAAACCATTATACTTCACCCCGATGACTATGATGTTATTGCAGCAGAGTTTTTTAACGAAAATGAGCTGATGATATTCAGGCCGGTTGAAGTGCTGGGCACAAAAATAACCGAAGACACACACGGCGATGTAAGGCGAAACCAGGTTATTGTTTTACCTGCCGTAGCTTCGTAAATTGTAATTAATTGGTTTAAAAAGCCGCACCTGTACAGGTGCGGCTTTTTTGTTTTGGCAAATATTTAACATTTAGATTTTTTTTGTAGATTAGTACTTAAATCCAACTAATTATGAACACTGAACAAGAAATAATAAAGAAACAAGAAGATATAATTAAAGTTCTTGAAAATAGGATCATTCAAGCTACGGATACAATAAATAATCAAAATGCAACTATCTCTTCATTCAGTACAGCATATACTGTTGCCGGTTGGTTGTTAGGTATATTGGCATTTATATCAACTTTTGCTATTTATTTATTTGGTATAAAACCTTCGGAGGAAGCAATTGATAACCTAGAAAATACAATGGATGGGAAAATCATAGAATATTTTAATGACAAGCATACTGAAGACATGAAATACGCTATTAATAACTTGGAATCAGATAATGTTCAAAATCAAAATAAAGGTTTATATTATTTACAATTAAACTTATATGACTCTATACCGGAAGATAAATTATATAGAATTGTAAACATTGCTAAATCAAATAAATTGAATGAACAGCAATTTTATGCATTAACTCAATATCTATATTATTCAGATTCTAAAATTGTTAAAGAATATTTTGAATACATACTAACTACTAATAGTTATAATGTTAGCGTAAAAAATATATCTGCTAATTATTTTACGAAACCTAGTCAAATATTAAAAGGACTAGAGACTATAAAAAATTATGTAATCAATTCAAAAGATGCTTCAAATGATTTTTCTGACTTAATAAGAAATTTCATAGAAACAAATAATAAGGAAGCGGTAACTTTTCTTATTAATGATATAGCTATAGTTAAAGCAGTAAAAGAACATGGAGAATCGCTTGGAATGACATATGATGAGTTTCGTTACTATTTATATATTAATCATTTAGGTGGTATTTTTGAAATGAATGAGCTAAAAAAAACTTACATGTATAAAAACTTTAACGACAAACTTCTCGAAAATATTACAGGAACAGATGATTAATTATCATAAACAAAAAATCCCGCAACAGTTATGTTACGGGATTTTATCTTTTTCGTAGCGAAGACGGGATTTAATCATCTTCAAACTATTAGCCTTTCTTCCTGAATTTCAATTAACTTACTACTTATATAATGCTATATTTGACCCAAAATTGACCCGGGCGAAACTATTTTTTTTTACTTATAAAATTAGCCTTCAAAATTGAAAGCTTGTGCTCAATATCTTCTATTACAGCTAAACTATTCGGATATGTCATTTCAGTTTCAACTACTGAACTAATACCTTTTTCTTCTTTCTTAAACAAATGGTTAAAGTCCACGTCAGGATACGCCTGATAGAGCTTTAATAAAAACTCCATATTCGGGTTTCTACCGTTCAGGTACTGGCTCATGGAACTTTTACTGTATCCCATTTTTTCGGCAGCAGCTACCTGGCTTTCTCCTTTAGCTTTAAAAAATAATTTAAGCTTGTCGTGAAACTCCATAGTTTAGAATTATTATAAATTATATACTTATTTGTAATTTATTTTTATCAAAAGTAAACAATATTGTAAACTTTGATTAAGTTTGTGACACAATGATTAATGCTGTGACAAAAGTAAACAAAAAAACAAAGTCTGTAGATGTGCAGATGCACATAAAGTCATCATTCGACTTTATAAATGACCATCTTCCAGATGTTTATGCAGAAAAGGTACTTAAAAAGCTAAAGTATATGGGTATTACAAACATTTCTGCAGGCACGATAAGGAATGTAAAAATGCGCGGAGCAGAAAAATGTAATAATATTCCTGTTCTTACGGCTTTACTGGAAGTAGCAAAAGAAAATAAGAAAGTAAAAGAAGATCTTCTAAGTGCACTTTCTGAAATAAAATCAACTAAAAGTTAACATATATGTCAGGTTCAACACACAAAGTTTATCCTGGTTTGCTTTGCAATTCGATTGAATTTTTTAATGACGGACACAACTTAAAAATTTTATCTGGTGGAAAAGTTAAGCCCTTTGATGAACTATCATTTATGCATATTCAAATCATTAGCGAAGCTATCCAGGCAAATCCTGAAATTGAGAAGGAACTTAAAAGAATGCATCCGGACTCCGAAATGAAAAGGATAGAGCAATTTGCAATATGTAATTTCTCAGGTCTTGATTATGTTCCGGATATTCAGAATTACGTATTGCAGGAAGGTGAATACTGGGATTGCCCCAAAAAAGGATGTTGTTTAGGCGAAGGGATAATATGCAAGCCATTGATGTATAATGGCAATAAGATCATAGGGCAGGAAATAATGCTGATAAAATTGCTTACCACAGATAAAACAAATGAAGTTATTGCATCAGAATTATCCATGCCAATGGGTACTTTCCACTTCCTCAAAAAGAATCTGTATCAAAAACTGAACGTTTCCACAAAACAGGAAATTACAATTATTGCCATACATCTGAATATTATATAAGTACTGCACTCATAATAAACACATCACTTACAATATGGATTTTAAACAAATACAGTCAAAAATAAATCTGCTTAATGCCCAGCTCAGGCAGCTTACAGATTCAGGAATTTTCTCGGCTGCAGAAGTAGAGAGGCTTTCATTCCCAATAAATTTAGAGCTGAAGTCCCTAAACTTTCAGTTAGAGCAATTATTGCCTGCCGACGGAGTAAATGAAATTAATGTTGCGTTTCCCGAAATAGTATCATAATAATGGCATACGTAAAAGATACAGATATACTAGATGTTACAAATGGAGGTTTAGAAATTATCCTTTACTACTATCCGGATGCAGGCAAGGTAATTCATAAGTCCGCTAGGAGGTTTAAGATTCGGCAAAGCGAAAAAACTGCATCAGCATCTCTCAAACAGCTTGAAAATGGTGTTTGGGTAGTTACAGATTTTGGCGGAGACTCAAAGCCCCGCAATGGTATCCATGTCTGCGCGCTTGAAGAAGGCATTAGCTATGCAGAGGCCTGCAATGTATTGGGTGTACGCTACAATATAAAGGGTGCAGGAATTGAACCGGTAAAGCCCCGTATAGTAAAACGTCCGCTTGAGTCGCATGAATCTTCAGGAGATTTTTTGTTCGAGGCTAAAGACTTTACAAAACAAGAGCTTGCACTATTAGGTCCGCGGGTAAATGCAGTTCATTGCAAAGAGTACAGCTTGGTTTCGCTTGCCTCAGTTACCTATTGTAAAGAAAACGAAGCCACAGTAATATATTCAACTCCGGAATATCCAATATTCATGTTCGATTTTGGCACCTGGCAAAAAATATATCAGCCAAATGCATCAGAAAAGCGTTGGCGGTTTCAGTATGCTGGGGTTAAGCCTTCACGGCACATGTTCGGTCTGGATATTTTAAAGCGGGAGTTTGCCGATACCAAAAAAAAGCAGGAAGAAGAAAGCCTTGACGATATTGATGAAGCACAGGACAATAAGAAAAAGAAGAAGGATCCAAGGCTTGATGCAGTTTTCCTTTGCTCCGGTGGCAGTGATGGCTTAAACTTAAGAAGTTTTGGCAAAATTGCCATTTGGTTCAATTCAGAGTCAGAGCACTTAGAATATGCAGAGTATAGGGATATAAAGCGGATGGCAAAAGAAATCTACTATGTGGCCGATATAGATAGTTCCGGCATTAAGCAGGCGGTTGCCCTCGGCCTTAAGTACCTCGATATAAAATTACTTTGGCTGCCGGAAAAGCTTAAAACATTCAGGGACAAGCGGGGCAATCCGCGAAAGGACTTTAAAGACTATGTAGAAATATACTACAGGCACGAAGAAAAAACCCTCGTGTTCCAAAATGGCTTTAATAAATTAATTGATAATGCATTGCCGCTCCAGTTCTGGACAGAGCATTATGATAAAGAAGGCAAGCTCAAATTCAATATATCCAATACAAGGCTGTATCATTTTTTAGAAATGCTGGGCTTTGGGCGATATGAAAGCGACAACTTTAAAGATGGTTACATCTATGTTCGCAAAGATGGCAACATCGTTAAGATACTTGAGCCATATCAAATAGCAAACTTTATACATTACTTCCTGGCAGATAGGGGCATGTCTCCGGACTTGCGAGATTACGTTTACAGAAGCCCGCAGCTAAATGAAAAGAGCTTCTCTAATCTGCCGGCAATAACTATAGATTTTACAAGTGCATACAAGCACACGCAGTATCAGTTCTATACAAATAGAATTTTAAAAATTACCCCTCAGGGGATAGAAGAGCTCAGGCATGGCGATATAGATAATTATGTTTGGGAAGACAAAGTAATAGACTTTAACCTCCGGCTGTCAGAGCCGCACTTTGATATTAAGGTAGATAAAGACGGCGATATGGATATAAAAATCCTTAAGCACGACAATATGTTTTTTAACTTCCTGATAAATGCCAGCCGAATCCACTGGAAACAGGAACTGGAAGAAGCCTTTGAAGGCAGACCGCAAAAAGAAGCCGATGAATATTTTGCAGCCAATAAATTCAATATTGCAGGGCCAAATTTAAGCGCCGATCAGCAATTAGAGCAAAAGCTGCACCTGATAAATAAGATATACTCAATAGGCTACCTACTGCACAATTATAAAAACTATAACAAGCCCTGGGCAATCTTTGCCATGGATAATAAAATATCAGAGCTTGGCGAAAGCCATGGCGGTTCCGGTAAATCGTTATGCTACTCGTTCCTTAATAAAGTGCTCAAGCGAAGGCATTACCTAAAAGGGCGCGACCCCAAGCTCACACAAAACGAATTCATCTATTCCGGGGTAACAGAAGATACAGATTACATAATGGTAGATGACTCTACCCAGTACCTAAACTTCGATTTTTTCTTTTCAGAAATTACAGGTTCGCTAAAGGTAAACCCTAAAAACAAAGACCCTTATGAAATACCTTTCGAAAAGTCACCCAAGTTTGTATTCACTTCAAACTTTGGAATGCGCAATATGGATCCCTCAACATTCCGAAGGCTGCTCATAACAGTATTTTCAGATTACTATCACTCCAGCCAGGATAATGACGAGTACAAGCAGGCGCGCAAAGTATCAGACGATTTTGATGGCCGCAACCTTTTTACAGACTTCAGCGAAAGCGATTATAACGATGTGTACAACTTTTGGGCACAGTGCATAAAGTTTTACCTGAGCCATGAGCAAAAAGTAGATCCGCCTATGGATAACGTTACAAAAAGAAACCTGCAGGTAGAAATGGGCGATGCCTTTATGGGCTGGGCAGATGCATTTTTTGATACAGAAGATGTTACAGGCCACAAAAAATACCTCGATGCCTTTTTTAGCAAAGAAGCTGCCTTTGATGAGTTTGCCAGGGCAAGCAAAACAAAGTGGACGGCCAACAAGTTTAAAAAAGCCATGAAAGCATACTGCCACTGGAACAACTGGGTGTTTAACCCAAAAGAATACCAAAACACACAGGGGCGCATTATCCAGAAGATAGAGGGCAAAAGCCAGGAAGCATTCTACATCGGTACATCGCTACACTCGGCGCTTGCCAATGTGCACAGGGCGCTAAAAGATGATGAAGACGATGGTACAACAGTTTTTGACAGATAAACAGCAAGCACTATGGCAACAACAAATGCATATACGCTAAACGAGATACGAAAAATATTTGAAGCCTGCACAACGCATGACGAGATAGATAAAGCCTGCCTTGCCTTCCGGTGGCTCATACAAAACAACTTTCAGCAGCGCAGCCATCAGCTGCAGGCCATATCGCTTATCAGGTTTAGCCAGATAATAAAAAAGAGCGATGGAAACAATTAAAATTATGGCAACACTGGTGCCTGCAAAAAAAGAAGACCTGTACTTTCCTACCGGAGAGGTAAAAGAATCTACAGTGGTTTTCGAAAAGTCAGCTAAAGACGGGAGATTTAGCGGGCCGCATTTCCTCGAGGTGCACAGCCTCGGGGCAATTGTGTGCCTTGCCTGCCGCGACTGGTTTTATATAATAAAGCGCGGGCACAACTACACTGCCGGAGAGGTTACCTTTAAGCTTGCCCTGCGCCGGGCAGAAGTTAACGATTTTAGGTGGTCGCCCTACTACCCCCGCTGGGGCAGGCTCTACTATACAAGTACAGATAAGGCTATGGTATATGGCCCCCACTACCTTACCGAAGATACCGATAAAAAGCAGCTTGCCGCACAACTGCAGGACGGGCATATATGGGTGCCGGCAGAGGGGCAGCAGTTTTATGCACAACACTACACAGCCTTGGCATCATGACGCGGCTGCAGCGCCTGCAGTTCCTGCTGGGGGCATTGCAGGATATTGCCCGGATAGATAATGCCGGTAAGGTTATTTATATAAATTGGAATGTGCAGCTAAGCCCGGTGCATGCCCATGACATTGCCGAGCTTAAAGCGGAATATTTGTATAGGGTGCAGTATGAGATTACATGCTGAATCTAAATGAAAAAACATAACTGAAGTAGTTATTACAACTAAGTAAAATAACTTGGCCACAAGTAATTTTTATTATATATTTTTGCAACTAATTAATACCTTTAAGTAATTATACTTGAATTAGTCGCAAATGGCCAGCAAAAAATCAAATAGCCCCTTAAGATATCCCGGAGGCAAAGCGTGTCTTACTGATTTTATTACGAATCTGGTAGAGCGGAATAACCTTACTGGGGGTACATACTTAGAGCTATATGCAGGTGGAGCTGGTGCAGCCTTAAATCTCCTTTTTAATAAAGTTTTTGATAGAATTCATATTAATGATTTTGACTATCACGTTTATTGTATTTGGGATTCGATATTAAATGATACAGAAAATTTTATTCGTCTGATTAATGACACTCCTATTACCATAGCTGAATGGCATAGACAACAAATTATTTTTAAGCAAGGAAGAAATGTTGACAATCTTTCGTTAGGATTTGCGACTTTTTTTCTCAATAGGACTAATAGATCAGGCATAATTTTTAAGGCAGGCCCAATCGGTGGATTAAATCAAGAGGGAAATTATTTAATTGATGTACGCTTCAATAAGTCTGATTTAATTAAAAGAATTATAAAAATTGCAGATTACGGTAATTCTATAATTTTAACAAACCATGATGCGGTAGAAATAATAAATAATATTGGTGGTTTTGAGTATAATCTTGATGATTTATTTATTTATCTCGATCCTCCATATTATAATAAAGGAAAGCAACTTTATTTAAACAATTATGCACATGATAATCATTTAGTTTTAGCTACTTCAGTTGAAAATTCTTTACATAATTTGCGTTGGCTTATATCCTATGATAATGTTGAACCTATTAAAAAAATGTATAATAGATTTAGGATGTCAACATTTGATCTTAACTATACATTGCAAAGTAAAAAGTTCGGGAGTGAACTATTAGTCTTTTCTGATAATTTAGATTTGCCTGACTCAATCACAGTTAATAACAGAAATAATCTACTGACATTAATTTAATATGACTAACCCAATTGAACATATCAGTCCAGATCAGTTACATTTTGATTATAGAAATCCAAGGATAGCTGAATTTGGCGTGAGTATTGACGACCCCGAACAAGATATTATTAAAATATTATGGGATGTAATGGATGTGCAGGAAATTGTTCTTTCCATTAAAGCTAGTGGATTTTTTACACATGAACCATTAATTGTCATTAAAGAAAATGACAAGAATATTGTTATAGAGGGTAATCGAAGGTTAGCAGCAATAAAATGTATTGTAAATCCTGATATTGCAGATTATATTGGAATTAATGGTAATCTTTTACAGGTTGACGAAGGAATTAGAGGACAACTTCAATCTATTCCAATTATTTATGTTGATGATAGAAAGGAAGCTTGGAGATATATTGGCTTTAAACATATTAATGGCCCTGCCAAATGGGGCAGCTACGCGAAGGCTCAATATATTTCAGAGATAAAGAATGAGTTCAACATTCCACTAAGTCAAATTGCAATACAAATAGGAGATACTCATAATACTGTACAAAAACTTTATCAGGGCTTACAAGTAATTGAACAAGCTGAAAGTGTAGGTATTTTTGACAGAACTGACATAACAGCCAATCGATTATATTTTTCGCATTTGTACACTGGATTAGGGTATGAAGGATTTAAAGATTTTCTTGGTTTAAAAAATATCTCAGAAGAAACAGAAAATCCAGTCCCTGCTGATAAAATTGAAAATCTTGGGGATTTATTAACATGGATGTATGGTAGTAAAAAACGAGAAATACCGGCGGTCATAAGATCTCAAAATCCAGATTTAAGAAATCTTGAAGAAGTAGTTAAAAATAAAGAATCTTTATTTGCTTTAAGAGATGGTGTTTCGCTTGCGCAAGCACTGGAAATTAGCAAACCTAAAACTCAGACATTTGAACAGAGTTTATTAGAGGCAAAAAGAGCTCTTCAGAGAGCTCAAACATATTTCACAGAAGGATTTGATGGTAAAGATGAAGCTCTATTAAAACAGGCAGGTACTATAGCTCAAATTGCTGATGATTTATATGAATCAATGGTACAGAGGCATCGATTAATATTGAATAACGGAAAAAAAGATCGCGAATTCAAAGAATAGTCTATGTTCAAGATACCAGATAAAATTCCTACTCGTCGATCGTCCGCTCAAGAATGGGCAGATTATGCAGAATTCAAATCGATTATAAATCAATCTCCTATTTCGTTGCGGGTTTTGATAAAGAATCCCTTGCTTATTTCAGATGAAACTGACAATGAGGGAGCACAGGATGAAACAGATAGGTTTATAGCTTTTGTTGATGATATATCTTCTGAGATCAATTATAGAATTAGTATATCAAACGGAGGATATCCTTTTATATTAACTAATAACGATTATGTCCTAGAGTACAACTCAACTGGAAATCAATACGATATAATATATAAGTATTTATTGTTGGCTACTAGACATAAAATGACAACTACTAATAGAATCCAAAATGGAATTGACGGAGCACTTCTTTTTGAATCATTATCTGCTGAAGTTGCAAGAAATTTTTTTGGTAATAGAGCTGAAGTAGATGTGTTTGGTACAAGTAGATCTAATGAAGGTGGATTTAGAGAGAAACTTACAAATACATTTAGAAGAGTTGGTGAAGGTGGTGCACTAAGAACACATCCCGCTTACAGGCCTCAAGATGATAAAGTGGATGTAATTGTTTGGAAAGGTTTTAGTGATTTAAGAACTTCAAAAATGATAGGTCTTGGACAATGCAAAACAGGGACTAGTTGGCAGGCCAATACAGGAGAATTAAATGTTTCAAGTTTTTGTAAAACATGGTTCACCGAATCAATTGTAGTTGATCCACTAAAAATGTTTTTTACTGCTCAGGATTTTCCGAGAGAAATTTGGGATGCAAGGGCGTATCAAGCCGGTTTAGTATTCGACAGATTTCGGATAATTGATTATTTGCCAGACCCACTCGACCCTAATTTATTAAATGATATAGCAGAATGGACTGCCGGAGCTGAATTTTTTATTCCTCCCCAAAACTCATAAGCCCAGTTAACCTGGGCTTTCTTTATTTTTCGTGCCGATTAATAAATCCCGCTTCTTTAGAAGTTACTTTACCAGAAGCATATCCCTTAATTAGAGCAATTGTAAGCAATATTGAAATTAGTAAAGAGAAGATGATTGAATAGTCGGGTGCACAGTCTTTACATATATGATTTTGCAAAAATTCTGCAATTAGTCCAATCCACACTAAAATTATTGCAATAGACATTAACTCATTAAGTTTAGATACTGAATAAATTGGAGTTTTCAGGCTATATACTGTCTTATACAAGGGACCGGTTATAAAGTCTTCTAAAGTGTCTATGTGCATTTCCCAATTTTCTTGCCACCTCTTACTTCCTTTAATATTTAACCACCATGTAATTGAGAATAAAAGCCCAAGTAATAACAAGTACAGATCTATATTTTTTGGCATTTTAATGCATGGGTCGGCAGTAATGACTGATATATATCCCCCAAATGTCAAAACTATAAATCCCCAAAAATATGTTGCCCGGGTCCAAAATTTATCTATTTCAAAGTTTCTTGTTTCCCATGCCTTTTCGTAAGCCAATTGTAGTTTATTTCTATGTTTCTTCTTGACAAAATATTTTTCTTTTTTTTCATCGTACTTAATTCCAAATCGCTCATAATATTGATTAGTATCTAATACTTTATAAGTATCCATTTTTCTCCAAAAATATTTATGGAAAACTTCCTTGAAATACTCTTTTATTTTTTTCATATTCTTAATTGGCTTATGGAAAATTAATAAATAAACATTGTAAAATCACAACCTGTCACAAAATTTTCTTCATTTCCCTTAACTATCCTTTATTTTTCCTAAGTTTGTAGTGCGAAATACCAATTTTACTTCTATGTTTTTTAAATTCTCACTAATAATATCCCACAGCAAGGAAGGGGTTTGGAGCCCTATCCCTCGAGTAAAATCTGGTGTTTCGCAGTCCTTGTTTGTGGGTCTTTTAAATTCACTAAGATTATGCGAAACACCAGTGAAAACAAAGTTACATCCGTTCAGGATGTGTTGCCGGCAATAGCAGCCTTATTGCAGCGGCACGACAAAGAAACATTTACAAATGCCCCGGCAGTAATCAGGCAAATGTTTGACGACATTCTTGATACAGATTCCGGAGACAACATGCAGTACCGGCAGGAAATTCTCATTACCCTGCGCGCCATTACAGATTTAGGCACAACACTGCAGCCCTTTCCACAGGAAATTATCTGGCAACTGCAAAACCCTCCCGCAAATGGATAGCGTGGGCACAATTATCGTAATGTACCCCAATGGTACAGCGGTAAGATATGAAAACAGCACCATAAGGTTTGCGGCCGCCCAGCTCATAGCAATGAATATGCCCGGAAACGAAGCTCCGCTCTACCTGCAGCGCGAAGGGTCAGAAAACAAAATATACTACCTGGAGAGTGCACTAAAGCGCTACATAAAAGGCGAAAGCAGCTATCAGGACACTATGGTAGCCCTGCTGTGCAATGGCCTGTACCGCAACAAGGCCGACATTACCGTTAATGGCCACGAAATAGATGCCGGCAGCCTGTGGTTCCGCCACAACAATAAGCTCGTGCTGTGCAGCGCAGATGAGTATGCCTCCCTGCACCTGACCGGTAATGAAGATAAATTTACAGAGTTGTAATAAGCAAAACTCCCCGCAATAGCGGGGAGTTTTTTAATTATCCCATATTTTTAGTTTTTTTAATTCCCAGTAAAATCCAATTTGGCATTCTTCAATTTCACATTCTCTACAGCGCATACAGTCGTAAAATGCTATATCGCATCTTTTTGCCTTTGCCCCGCGAATATCAATTTGGCTTTGGTCATACCCTCTTGCTGCCGTGCCACATTTATTAATAGACTTGTCAAGGACAATAACCCCTCCTTGTGACTTCGAAATAGTATTGTTGCAGATATAAACATTGTTACCAAATGAAATCCCTCTATCATCAAGAACAATTTTATTATTTAATCCAATATCTATTTTAGCATATACAATTACTGCATCATTCTTGTTTAAAGTCAGGTTTAATAATATGTCTCTAGCTTTCTCGCGAAGTATATATGAAGTACCGGATACTTCCACATCCCAAATATCAGACGTGTGAGAAAGTTCATTATCAATAATTGAAAATACTGTTTTTCCTTTCCTCTTAGCAATAAAATTAATCAGAAAATCATCATTTTCAGTTTTCTTTAAAGTCATGTAGAGTTCACCTAAAAAATTACAGATAATGCTCGCGCCAGTAAATTCTGAAATTTCATTATTCCCTAATATAATTTTAAGTGGTTTAAGCATAAGTTCCTGTGAGGCGGTCCATCCTTTCGAGTCAAAATTTTTAATTTTATCAAGTAAAAACTGCTTGCTTAAACTTCCTTTGTGTAGCATTTCGTGATGGTTAGGGCACAGAGGTACAAGATTTTCTAATTTATGCTCTTTTACAATTGCATATTCCTCAATGTGATGTATTTGATAATGTGGAATACCACAAATCACACATTTAAATCCATACTTTTGGCGACACTGTCGCCTCATTTCGGCTGGAATGATTTCTCTCATTATGTTTAATAATTAGTTAGTATATAATATTCTCATTTACAATCGCTGTTAAGCAATTCTTCAAATTTCAGTACTTTATACTTTATAATGGTGTCCTTTGCCCTGGCAATTTTTACTTCAGCAAAAATATAAGCATCATTAAAATAAGCTATTTCATAAGAGAGCTTATCCGGGGTGTCAAGAATCTTACTCTTAAGGTTGTCGAGGTTTGTAAGATTCTTTGGGATTTTATTTCCTTGATACATTCTTGTCATTCCTATAGCAAAAAATGTAATAAAACACAAAAGAAAAAATGTAGTTAATGAATATTCCAAATTCTTTAAAAACTTTTCTTTAAACCTAAAGAAAGGGGGAAGAGCAAAAAATAGTCCCGCAGAGATAAACAAAAATAGCTGGCTAAAAAAGAAATTAGATACTACTGACCTGATATCTAAACTAATATACAAATCAATAACAGAACTTATGCAGAGATATGAGAACATTATAACCAACAATATAAAACAAACAAGTAGAAATATTCTAAAACCACCATTAGCCTTACCAATGATTTCAGCAATTGTTTCTTTTGTGGGTTCTGTGTTGTCCAGTTCAATTTCGTCAGGTAAATATTTATTCACATTAGGAGCTTTCTCATGAATTACTAGCCAATAGAACCCCAGTATAGGTACAAAGAGAAATAACAATAATACAAGTATAAAAAGTCCATCTGCAATCAACTGAGAGAGAGAGAAAAATCTTATGTAAGGCGCAGACATTCTAATAAGCATCATAATTTGGTATATGCCTCCTAACACAGTTGGTACTAACAATGATGCCGTAACAATATCTTTTATTTGATTAGCTTTTACAGATAGGTATTCAATATTCATCCAAGTAATTTTTAAGTTGTTGATTATGCTTTGTCTACTCCCCCTGCCGGTTCTGTGGCAGGTATAACATCATGCTCCCGGTACTGCATGGCCACAAAGCCCGGGGTACAGCCAAATGTACACATTTCCCCCTTTCCCCCATATAATTATTAAGCTGCTAAAAAACTGTAACTTTGTAACCAATGCCGCAAACTCCTGAAAATTATACTACTTAAAGGTTACACTTTATATATTTTTATGTAACCAGAGTTACAAAAAAATTGTAACCAAAATAGTGGTTACAATTTTACAGATACAGCCCAAAAACAGGTTACAAAAAAATTGTATTACAAAACAATTTGATTATCAAGTACTTACATACATAAAAACACGCGGTTACAGAGTTACACTTTTTTAGAGTATTTTTTATACTACCTTATAATAAACTTTACTAATAAAAAGTTAACATATAAGTTTATTTTTATACTTTAGCCGATACATCACCTCACTATGTCAAATCTGTTAAATAAAGTAAATACGCTTCCGTCTATTTGCGGTATAGAGCTGGCCACTGCCGGCACTATGCTGCCATCTGCTATAGAGGGCTACCAGCGCTTTGCAAATGCCATACCTCAGGATACTGATTTTGCTGCTGCCTACTTTGGCCGTGCTTCCGTTACCTTTTCGGAGGAAAGCGTTTCAGGCAGGCCCGGCACTTCCTTTAAGCAAAAGCTTATAATACAGTTCCCGGTATCCGACAGCCGCAGGTCAGAACGCCTGGCGCTTATGCACAGGGTAAAATACATAAAGGTGCGCCTTTCCAACGGCAGGGATTTGCTCATTGGCCGTAACGACTTTGAGCAGAATACAGCCCCGCTCATTACCACAAGAACTGATGAAAGGCTTGGGCAGGCTGAATTTGAAACGTTTTCAATTTTTCCCACAGGGTATACCCCGGCATTTGATGCAGCGGGTATGCCTGAAATATTTCCAATAAGTTTTATTCCTGATTAATATGGCTGTTGTATTTCCTTTACCTATAGAAAATAAAGTAGACCATCCGTCACTGGTGGCAATGGTGCAGGCCTTTGGTTCTATGTATTTCCTGAATGCGGAAGAATTTATGATGCTGCGGGATGGGCTAAATGAGCTGCATGCAACATTCCAGGAAAATGCAGGGCTTGTAAATGATGCTTCGCCAACAGAGAGGGGCATACTAAAATTAGCGGGCGACCTTGCCGGTACCGCCGATGCGCCAACGGTTCCTAACAAGCTTAACAAGCCGCAGCTCCCGGCAGAGCTTGCATTAATAAGCTATGGCCCCGATGGGCAGACAGGTACATTAGTGGCAAAAGAATTTGATATTTTTGACGATACCATAACAGAATATGCCACAATAAACGAGCTTGTTACCATAGGTGGCTACAGCCAGGATAACGGCTACACCAAAGGCACAAGGGTAATTTGCGGCAAGCTTCAGCCTCCGGTCATATACCATAAGTACGACAATACAGACACAGCCTGGATAAAAGTACAGGCAGCAGCAATACCACAGGGATGATTTTAAAACGATTCGATAATGCCATAAAACGTATAGACGGTTTTGTACCCGTTGTGCAGGAAGAAGGTGAAATTATTTTCAGCTTCCGCACTTACGGCACCTGTTTTCCTGTTCGCAGTGGGATCAGGCCTGCACAGTTATGGTTTTATTCGGAGCCTGGTGTAGATAATGCCATTTCGATAGACTATGCCGATGGTACCGGCTGGCACACCTATACGTTCAGGGGCTTTAACCAGGATAAGATTATCAGGTTCTACTGCGGCACAGGCAGCAACCCTGCTACAGTATCGGGCCCCGCTGTTTATGATGTAAAGCCAAACGATGGCTTAGGTGGTGGCACCTATGGCATCCACTTTTATCAGGATCTTGACAATCCTACAAAAATCAATACGGTTGACCATACCTATCCGCAGGAGCGTGTTGTACGGGTAAAGTTTGCAGAGCGAAGCTATATCCGCACGATCCGTTTTATTGATGCCGGGTTTAAGGGTGAGTTTCCTTCACTGGCCAAGATACGCAATCTCGAATGGCTGGAGCTGTCCTACCTAATGACATTATCGTCATTCAACAATCAGGCGCTGCGCACGCTCCTCAAGAAAATTACACTTGCATCGCTTGGCTTCAACTCTTCTGTGTTGCCATTGTGGATAAGGCAAAGCCCAACAGAAGAGCTTGACCTGAGCGATTTTATTATCCTCAATTCGGCTTCTGATTTTGCACAGACCGTATTACCGGTTAAAGGCACACTCAAAAGGCTAATCCTTAACAATGTCAATATTAACTATGCCCTTCCGGATGCCTTTATACAACTCGAAGAGTTAGTAGAGTTCCAGTCAAGGGAAAACGTTTTTCCGGCTCCCGATTTTACATTTCCGCAGGATTTAAGCAACCTGGTAAATTTTACCACGCTTGATGTTCAGGGCAAGGTAAGCTTTCCGCTATCACAGATAAAGCGCTTCATTCAGGAAGTGCCTTCAGTGCAAAAAAGCCTTAACCTGCGTGCTTGGGGTGCTACCACTACATCAAAAGATATTGTGCTGGATGCAGATGATTATTCAGTGGAAACTTTTAACGGCGCTTACGGCCGCTGGAACAATGGCGTGCCGCCAACGTGTGTTAACCAGATGCGTAATTTAAAAACGCTGATAATTTATAAGCCAAGCAACCTCACGACCAACACTGCCTTAACAGGTTGGGGGAATTTTTCAAATGCAACGGAATTGCAGACAATTGAATTCTATAGGCAGCGCTATATGGACCTTACGCTACCCGCGTGGTTCCCTGTGCTTACCAAATTAAAAAGGCTGACTGTTTACGGTTGCTTCGATAGCCAGGAAAAAGCCGACAATTTTGTAAACAGCGTTTACAGTATGGTTACGGCAAATGCTTCGATGGTTACCGGTAACACAGCCTTCCGGCACATGACCTTAGAGCTGTGGGGTTCCGGTTCTACAACAGCAGATTCCTTCCGTCCGTCAGGAACCTATCAGCAGCCCTCCGGTTATGTGCAGGGCAGCCAGAACGGTACTGCCGACACGCCTTTAAAAAAAATCTGGGTACTAACCAATCAATACGCACACACATGGCTGCTACCACCTTCCTAATCACATATTACGAAAAAGAAATCATCTCTGTATCGCCTTTTACAGGCGGTACTGTGATGGGTAGCAGCTACGAGATCATGACCCTGGAAGATGCGCACGCGCATTTTCAGGGCTACACAGGTATAGAAAAATTAGATTTTTATGAAAAGGCAGAAATATGAGTTACATTGTACCGGTTCAAATCCGAAAGCACCTGATCCCGTTCTTCTTCAAAGAGTTTGAAGGAGAGCAACAAACCTATCTCGAAAAAGAGGTAACAGCTATTAAAATTTCTTCAAGAAGCTCACTTGGCAAGCTGATAAGGATGTTTACCATTAAGGCAGAAACCCCGGCACAAACACGTTTTTATCAGCTCTACCTCTCGGTAGAGGAAACACCGGAAGGCAAAGTACTGGAGGGTACGGCCTATTCATTTGAATCAGGCACAAACAGTTTCCTCCAGTTGCCGCAGGATGCCACAAAAGTCATCAATGAACTGATGGAGGATATCTTCAGGATATCCTTTATCTACTATGTGGATGGCTATATGAAAGATGACAGCTCGCGCCTGAGCGATGCCATCTACAAATTTATAGATATGTATGACCTGCTGGAGTGTGGCTTCGACTTTGAAGCCATGCGCCAGCTCTACTACCGCGAAAAAAAAAAGGACTGCAAGCTGAGCAGGCTACAGATACGTACCGCAAACCGCGTGTACAATAACGAGCAATAAATCATATTACATCCTAAGTTTTTTATTGCCATTAAGTTTGGGGCATCTAATACTCCAGGCGATGAAATTTTTAAACTATATCCTGAAAGCATTTGGCTATTGCGATGCACAAGACTTCAGCACAACTGTTTTCAAACTGTTTTATTTTGACAACCTCAAGATAACGTTACCCATAATTGTTTCGCTTGGCACAATACGCGAATTTGTAGAGGTAAGTACAGGGCTTAACCTTGCAGCTCTCATCGCATTCGTTTGGTTATGCTCAGCAGAATTTTATACCGGTGTTAAAGCTGCAATTATAAAAAAGAAAGAAAGAATCCAGAGCCGTAAGATGGGCCGGATGATACTGAAAATAGGTGTTTACATTCAGATACTTTGGCTTCTTAATTCTTTCGCTGTAAACGTTGAAAACAGGGAAATCATAGGCTTTGAGATAAATCCGTTCGGATGGCTCTATTATATAGTGCTTGTAGGTATAGTATTCCAGATGGTAATCAGCTATTTGGAAAATCTCTCTATACTCGGATATTCAGAAGCAAAAGGCCTGCTTGGTGTGATACTTAGAAAATTCAACACCTGGTTTGAATTTGATGGCTCTAAAAATGCAGATAATTTTAAATCCGATAACAATGAGTAGTAACATGAGTTTCCCCAGTGCCGGGCACCACAGGCATGATCCGGGCGCAGTGGCCAATGGCTATACCGAATCCGCGCTTATGGCAGGTTTCCGGGAAAAGATTGAAGCCGAATTTGAGAAAAGAAAGCACAGCTTTATTTCCGACTATGATGCTGAGAACAACAGAGAGTACCAGAAGCGCATTAAGCCCAGGACAGGCGATGTAATTGCCGACTTCCATATGAATGCCGCTGCGAATAAAAGCGCATCAGGTGTTGAAGTGTTTATTTCCAACAATGCAGACCCCGACAGCAAGGCACTTGCAAAAGAGCTCGTTGACGGGCTTGCTGCAATAATGGGCATTCCCAACAGGGGTGTTAAGACTGAGAAGCAGTCGCAGCACAAGCGCATTGGCATACTTAATAAGCCCGGTACCGCCGTGTTGATAGAGTTCTGCTTTATTACCAATCCGGGCGACCTGAAGGCCTTCCTTGACAATGAAGATAAAATTGCGGCTTTCGTGGCTGAAAAAATTATCAAGTATGATAAAAACAAGTAAGCTATTACTGTTAGGGCTTTGCATGGTAGCTACATCATGCGGCAGCCGCAAAAAAGAAGTGCACCGGCAGGAGAGCCGCTTCAGCTTCAAAAGTGATATTGATACAAGCGCTTCCTTCAGCTATAATACTACCGATTTAAAAACATTCGCGTGGGAGAATACCGCTTCACAAAACAGCCTGGTAATTGAATATACTGGAGAGAATGGCGATTCTATCTCTATAGTCAACTTTGGCGCAGATGGCAAAATTGCTTCAGGTACCACCATAAAAGGCAAAGGCAGGATAAATGTTTCCTCCGGGAACAGCACTGTCAAAACTTCCGGAACCGGTTCTGAACTCAAAGAATCGGAAGGCGATTTTAAAGGCAGCAGCCACACTAAAATCAACGGTGAAGGCAGTTCAGAAACACTGGATAAAAAAGCAGAGCGAAAAAGCAACTGGCTTTGGCTATGGCTGCTTTTGGCGCTCATAGCTGCCGGTATTGTGTGGTACATAAAAAAACACACCAATTGGTTTGCCAGGCTAAAAAATCATGTTACAAAGTAGGATTTAAACAATAAGCATCTTCGCACTATGAAATCAAATCCACTTTTAAATGATATCGCAAAAGGCGTATGGGCCATGAGTTTCGACGGCTTTTCGTTCTGGGTACCCATTGCTGATAAGCTTATGACAGGTGAGCAGATTAAACTGGATATTAATGCCGGTTCATTACTGACTGTAATTGATAAGGAAGATAAAGAGGTTATGCCCTATGAAGAAGGTAAATATGAAGTACCTGAAGGCTCTGTGGCAATTATAAATATGGTGGGGGTTCTCATTAAGCATGGCGACTGGTGCGTGTATGGCGCTGATGATATAGTGAGGGCTTTGGAGTTTGTTGAAGCAGAGAAAAATTTTATTGGTGCTGTAGCTTATATAGACGGCCCCGGTGGCGGGGTTTCGGCAATACCCCCTTTTGTAGCTTTCGGCAAAAGGAAACAAAAATCATATGTAGGGCTGTATGACCAGAACTGCTCGGCGCATCTTTACTCTTCACTTTCTTTTGTAGATCACATGATGGCTGAGAATGATATTTCAGCCACAATAGGTTCCTGCGGCGTAGTGCTTTCCTTCCGCGATAACAGGAAGTACCTGGAAAGCCTCGGATGGAAATCACATGAAATATATCCGGAAGAAAGCGAAGATAAAAACCTAGCCTTCAGGCTGGCACTGGAAGGTAAGTATGAGAAGATAAAAAAAGAAATGCTTTCTCCCCTTGCTGTCAAGTTCCAGAATGCAGTGAAAGCGGCAAGGCCAAGGCTTAAAGCTAATGCGCCGGGTGTGCTGACAGGCAAGACTTTTTTTACTGAAGAAGCCATTGAAGTAGGGCTTACCGATTCAATGGGTACTATGCAGGATGCCATCAACAGGGTGAGGATGCTGCATGAAATGAAAAATTATAAAAAGTAAATTTTTAACACTTAATACTAATTAGAAATGGCACAGAAACAAATGTTTGCCGGGCTAAAGAAGACCATAGCAGGTATGATGGCCCTCTTCAACTTCAAGGCGGAAAGCGACATCCCCATTGATGCTGAAAAAAAAGAACTCAACTTAACCGATGAACAGGTCGCGAAGCTTAAGGAGCATTTTGGCGAAGATTACGCCACTACAATGCTCGAAACAGTTAACGGCGAGATTAAAGCCTATCTCGAAAATAACCTTGACGTTAAAGCCATACAGGATGAGCTTGATGCCATCGTAAAAGAAAAAGACCTTAAGAAAAAGCAGCTTGAGGGTGCAAAGCAAGAGGGGGGCGATGAAACTACACTCGCTGAAAAGCTAAGGTTACTGAATGAAGCGCATTCAGAAGAAAAAAAGAAAAGGGAAGAGCTGGAAGCTACGGTTCAGAAACTGATGAAAGAACCTGAAGGTGATTCCCCGGCAGTAATTATTAATGGAAAAGAAGTAAAAACAGGAATGAAACATTCAGGTACCCACTTGTTTGCAACGGGTAAACAGTACGATGCTTTTGATGGCCGCCCATGGAACGCCAGGTTCAGGGATGGTAGCGTAAAGGCTACGGATTTCAGCAGTGATTCAAACATCCCTACACTCCAGGGCGACCTTGAGCATTTTGTAAGGGAGAATCCAACAGCAATCAATTCATTATTTAATGATTTTGATGACCTGCCGGCAGAATGGAGCCGAAGGACAGGCGTGCTTGACCGCGTTTCTGATGGCTATGTTATAGCTGCTGAAATCGTACAAGGCAGGCAAAAAGGCTGGTCACCAAAAAACAGGTTCAGGTTCTCGGTTGAAGAAGGTAAAGTATTCCGTAAGAAGATTGATATTACTTTCGGCGGCTACGAGCTTCAGGAAATTGAGAATACCTGGTTACGCATCAAAAATAGTGACGGTTCACATCCGTGGAAAATGTCATTTATCGGCTTCCTTCTATCAGAGCTTGTAAAAAGGCAAAAGCAGGATGACAGGAAAGCCCAGATAAGGGGTATATATGTACCTACGCCTGATGGAGATAATACTCCGGGTAAAGCAGAGAACTCACAAAATGGCTTACTTTTCCTTTGGTGGTACTACAGGGATGTACTAAAAAAATTCAGGCCGTTTACTACAGGTTTACCTGCCGGAGTGCCAACCGAATCCAATATAGTAGATTATATTGAGGAGATGATTATGGGCATACCTGAAGATTACAGGGGTATGGAAGGCTTGGAAATCCAACTTTCAGAAAAATGGGAGAAAGCGTACCGTAAAAGGGCTGCTGAAGGCTATGCACATCATTACAGTACCGATTTGGGTAAAAAAGAGTATTCACTTATGCACCCGATTGACAGGCCAAACTATAAGTTCCAGGTGCTAAAGGATATGACCAAAACTGATTTTATAGGTATAACCTTTTCAAGCAATGTGCAGATCCTTGACTACAATGTGGATGAGAAAGGTAAGTTTACCATAACCCAGGACAGGAGGGATACACACATATTCGCCGATTACAGGCTTGGCATCAGGTTCATCTTCGTAGGTAATAAGCTGGCTGAAGGCGCACCCGACGAGCTGGAGGCGCAGTACCTATGGTGTAATAATGTACCGGTATTCGGCAGCGATGTTAAAGTACCAGCTTTTGATGACAGGACCGGCATACTAAAAATGCCTTACCCGTCAATCCAGATTGATGAGAAATGGGTAACGGATATTGCTGATATTGAAGGCAACCTTGTTCCCGGACAAATTGTAAGGATAACCGGTAACCCTGCTTTAGCAGGCGTTAAGAACCTGAAGGATAATGCAAAATTCGATTTGCAGGGTGATTACCCACTAAACACAGCCGGTACCATTACACTTTTTGTGAATGAGGATAAAACCTTAAAGGAAATAGAAAGGACAACAACAGCGCCTACAGCAGTTTCAACAGATGTTGAATTTGACACTCCTGCAATAGATGCTAATGAAGGCACAGTATTCAGGTACACCGGAGCATCAGATTCAATGGAGAATATCCTTAACGGTGTTGAAGGTAAATCCATAAGGATCTACGGAAGTAATACAGCCGATGTAGTGCTTACACTAACAACTGCCGGAAACATCACAATGTCTGCTGATGCTTTACTGGCATCAAGTGCAGATTACGTACAGCTAACCCGTATTAACGGTTACTGGAGAGATACCAAACGTGTAATAGCTTAATTATTTTATCATGTATATACCAATAAACATAACCAAGCCCAAGGGAACATCTCCCGGGGCTGCTACTCCCAAAGACCCGAATATTACGATCGTCCTTGTGGATGATATCCTTACTCATCCTTTGCGTGATGCAGGTGGTGTAAAGATGCTGGGCAACATTGTAATGAAACCTGGTACAAAAATGTATCAGCTTTATCAATCGCCTTCAAAATTCAAGGGATCTTATGAACCTGAAGGCGACGAAGACACAGTAACCTACAAGCAAAAGGTAGAGATGGAGCACCCGGGCGACAGCCTTGAGATAAACGAGTTCATTACGAACTGGACCGGTAAAAATGTACTTGTAATCTTTGGTAGTTGCTCCGAAAACTTCCGTAAGGTATACGGTACCAAATGCGCACCCCTACAGGTTAAGGCTACAAGCCAGGATGATAACGACGCGAGGAAGAAAATGCTTGTTTTTGAGCAATATGCTAAATCAGCCTTCCTTCCGGGCCACTACACAGGCGAGCTCGTATTCGACGAGCCATTTGCCCCGGCTACAGCAGCATTTGATGTAACTGAGGCTAACGGCCATCAGTACCGCATACCAGCGCTTGATGTTACAGCCGATATCTCATTTACTGCACTGTCATTGCCACATGGCAGCACAGTAACGCTTATCGGTTCAGGTGGTGAAGATCCGGCAACGCTGACTTCAGCCGTTGCAGGCCAGGCTACAGTAATATTAAGTGCCGGTTCTGACTGGACTGCGCTTTTAAACGCTACCATTCAGCTACAGGTATTTGATGCCGGCGCAACAAAATACCTGATAGAAGTGGCAAGATCTTAACCGGGTTTATTCTAATCATAATAAGGCACGCCTGCGGGTGTGCCTTTTTTCATGTTACAACTTTTTTTTTCAGGCTGTTCCATCTTTGGAAAAAGTTTAATCAAATACTCTTGTCATGACAAAAAATGATGTAATTAACTTCTTCCGCGCTTTGCCTGCAGCAGAGCCGGAACAATTCAACAGGGCGCTGGAGATGTACCGCAAAAGTCCTGCCCACAATGCCGGCCTTGTGCGCCAGTACAACGCTTCAGGCTACAGCAAAACCACACTCGCCAACCTTTTATACGACCTGCAACAGCTATGGGGCATAAAGGATGTAGAGAAACTACCGGTAAAGAAAAAAGAAGCGGTACAGGATGAAACCCAGGAGCCGCCACAAGGCGATTCAGGAAACGCTGATACCGGTTCAGATGATACCGGTTCCGATAGTACCGGCACAGGCAGCGATACTGGTAAAGAACCTGAAGCAGATGATAAACTTAAGTTCCGGGATGAATACCCCTTCCTGAAGCTGGAGAGCTGCCCTGCCGAACTTAAGATACTTGCTACGGATAAAATCACAGCTTATAATTCATACCAGGAGAAGCACGCACTACTTGCACAGATAGCAGACGGAACAGTCCAGGTAACGGAAGATGAAAAGGCGGCAATTGCAGCAGCGGCTGTTGCTGAGTATGAAAAGGGCGAAGCAATTAAGGCAGAGTTCGACTATTACCGCGACACTAATCAAGTTTTAGGTAAACACCCTGTATTTGCAGATCTGGCGCTTAAGCGTGAGATTGACAGCTTGAGCATAGAAGAATGCCATAAGGAAATCAAAAACGCAGCGCCTTACATTTCTAAAAAGAAAAAATCAATTGCCAAAGCCAAGTCAGAAGAGGAGAAAGCAAAGCTACAGGCCGAGCTGAAGGCAAGGGAAGAAAAACTGAAAAAGGTTAAGGAGAAACTGGGCATACAGTAATGAACCGCTTTTTTGATTACAGGGAACTCCAGGTTAAAAAGGAAGAAGATGAAGAATTTTCGAATAAATGGGAATCAAAGTATTTGAATTTTCATTTTGAGAAAGTGGCCAGCCTTCAGGAAGACCTTACCAGGCTACCAACGCCGGGCGAAATCTTTTTCCTGCTTTCCGAGGGTTCCTTTAATGCCTTTACGTTCATTCCCCTGATTGCAAAGCGTTTCCCGGTTAAGGAATTGTTTGCAAGCACTTACAGTATCAGCCGCAGGGTGGTTGAAGCTGTAATAGAAATGCACGATAAAGGCATGATAGAACAGGTAACGCTCCTTGTTTCAGAAAGCATGATAAAGCGTAACCCTGTAACCATCGACAACCTTATGGCAATGGCAAAGGACAGGCCTAACGTAAACGTTCTTTATGCATGGGTGCATGCTAAAGTTTGTTTACTGCGCACACACGAGTTTCATTATGTCATTGAAGGCTCAGGCAACTGGGCCGAAAATGCACAGTATGAACAGTATTTGCTTGCCAATGACAAAGGGTTGTACGATTTCCGCATGAACCTATTTACCACATCTAAATTAAAGAAATACCCATGATACTGATAGAGATTTTCATAATGATCGTGCTGCTTGTAACCATCGTGCTGCAGGTGTTGCAGCTTACAGATTTTAAGGAATGGAGGAGCCACGTTATCGAGGGCTTTTACCTGGCAGTTATTGTGGCGCTGCTGCTGACCGGTGATTTGCTGCAGCACTTAAAATTCTGGTAATATGGTTTTGTCTGAAGAGCAAATAAAAGCTGTTGAAGATCTTGCCGCCGCTAACTATTCCCCGGAGAAGATAGCGCTGTATCTCGATGTCAACAAAGCGGAGTTCCTGAAGGAATGGTACGACCACCACAGCGATATCCGCACGGCCTACGACAGGGGGCAGCTTCAGGCAGAGTTCCTGATAAACGAAAAGCAGCTCGACCTGGCAAAGTCAGGCAATATTACTGCTGCACAAATTTTCCTGAAGGAGGCCGAAAGGGTAAAAACCGAAAATATTCGAAACCGCATACTGTTTGGAGATGAAACTAACGATTGAAGATATCGACCTTAAATATATCAAGAACTATATAGAGAATGGGCCGGGCGGCGATGCCCCGGAAGCTGTGAACCGTTACCTGAGCCTTATGGATATGGTAAGGGGCATGCACAAGCGCATAGATAAATATGGCAGCCCTGAACCTATCATTAAGCATTTAATGACAACAGAGAAGCTGTCCCGGAAAAAAGCAAAGCAGATCTATGAAGAAGCGCTTGATTATTTCTATTGCGATAACTATATATCAAAACAGGCATGGAAGAATATCTATGCCGAAAAAATTGATATGCTCATCAATTTCAGCATGCTGGTAATGAAAGATGTCAGCGATGCGGCCAAGATTGCCAAAACCATTATGGATGTGTGGAAAGTCAGGGAGCTTGACAAAGCCGAGGGGCAGGATATACCGGGAGAACTACTGGCAAAGCCGTTCAAGGTATATAATGCCAACGCTGAAGCTCTGGGTATGCCGCGGATTGACCGTAACAAACTGAAGGCACTCATTGATGAGAATGTGCCCGGACTTACGGAAGTACAAAAACAGGCGCTCTACAGGGAAGCCGATATTGACGGAATGTTTAAAGCCTTTTTAGATGAGCAGGAAAACCCGCGTTGATTTAAAAAGCGAGCTTGTAGAGCAACGCTATGCCACAAAGGTACAGATGGTAATTGATGCCGTGTCGCCAAAGAACCTTGCCATTATTGGCGGTCGTGGTACGGCAAAGACTACCATTTTCATGGCGCGCCGCTCTATGGATATTATTCAGGATATGCCCGGTGCATACCTGGCATTGGTAACTGACACCTATACCAATGCAGAAAAAAACGTTGTGCCTACCCTTGTTGACGGATGGAAGCGCGAAGGCTGGATAGAAGGCGTACACTTTGTAATCAACAAAAGACCGCCGGCACATTTTAAAGATCCTTACAAGCCGCCGCTTACTTTTAAAAATACTATTTCCCTCTACAACGGTACAATCATTATCCTGGTAAGTTTAGACCAGCCAAGCAGCGCTGCCGGTAACTCCTACCAGCACATTTTTGGCGACGAGGCCAGGCTGTTGAAGTTTGAAAAGCTGAAAAGGCTGAACCCTGCCCTGAGGGGTGAAGCGGAACGATTCGGCCACTCTGTTTACTACCGCGGCAGGACTTTCATGACCGATATGCCCAATATCCTCTCCGGAGATGAAGACTGGATATGGGACATGAAAAAAGAAATGGATAATGAAAAGGTACAGCTCGCGTTTCAGGCCGGCATGGTGCTGAATGAAATAAAAATTGAGTTTTTAAGCGCGGTAGAGAAAAAGGATAAAACCGAAATGCTTCGGCTCAAAAAGCAATTCAAGAACTGGTATGCCACATGGGTTTCTGCCCGGTTTGACCTTACCATGTTCTATGTAGTTTCCACACTGGCCAATGCCGATATTTTGACAGACGGCTACATTGCAGACCAGCTCGCATCACTCGGGCCCGAAGAATTTAAATCGGCAGTGCTATCCCTGAAACCGGATATTAAGCAGGGAGAGAAGTTTTACGGCCATTTGGGAGAGCATCATTTTTATGATGATGGTATATTGCCGGCATTTTACGAAAAGTACAGCATTAACGATGATGTTAAGGCAAGCAGCCTTGCGCTGCGGTATATTGACCATAATGCGGCAATTGATGTCGGGGTTGACTTTGGCGATATGTGCAGCATGGTAACAGGCCAGCATATTGGAAACTACCTTTACCTGCTCAAGGAATTTTACACCCTTGCCCCGGAAAGCTCCGCGGCGCTTGCTGCAAAATTCCGTGATTTCTATAAAGACCATAATAAAAAGGTAGTGAATATGTACTATGACCGCTCCGGGAACCAGTACAGCAAAGTCAACCGCGACTGGGCATCAGAACTAAAAGGCTTTATTGAATATGATAACGGGGTAAGCACAGGCTGGTACGTCAACCTGATAAGCCGTAACCAGGCTACCATTTTACAATCTGAAGAATACAAATTTGCCGAGCAGCTTATGGGGGAAACCCATAAAGGCCTGCCGAAGCTGAAGATTGATAAATTTGGCTGTGAATGCCTGAAGAGCAGCCTTGAGTTGACAAAAATAATTATAAAGGTAGACCGGAAAGGAAGCAAATCAATCCATAAGGACAAATCATCAGAAAAGCTGCCTTTAAAAAAGCGGCCAAAGTTCTCTACTAACTTTTCAGATGCATTTAAATATTTTATTTATAGATCAGAATATACTAGATACACAACTGATAGGCAATCCTTTAGAGCCTTCGAAATAAGTGTTTTCTGATTAAAATAAGAAAAAACTATTATGTTAAAGTTTTAAATAAATTTTTCTTATAAAACTGAATTTCTATATTTGTCAAGAATGTTTTTTTAAAACATTATTTAAATATTAACTATAAAAATAATAATTTGGTAAATTATCGGGGCTTACCTTCCTAAAAAACGTCCAAAGTAGGTGGTGTTATGAGAACCACAAATGACTATTTAATTACTAAAAAACTAATTTAAAAATGAAAAAGCTTAGTTTAATTGCTTTATCAATCTGTACATTTATTGCATCTTCATGCAGTAATAACGAAGAAAGTGTAGAAAATACACCCAACCTAAAATCCAATCCAGTAACACGTTATGTTCCCGAAGATTTTGAAATATTTGGAATCAAACATAATGAAGGTCTAGATTTTTTCTATGACAAATTCAAAAATTCTACAGCTAGTACACCTGGAGAATTTAAAGAACTTATGATTACTAGCACAACCGAATATGTAAAAGATTTCGCGCTAGAATTAGATCCAAACGCAGACACTTCCTTTGCAACTAATCTGACTCAAAATTATGAAATTGAGCTAATGAATTTCGATAAGGACTTTTACACTAATGTGCCTGACGCAGATCAAATAAGCACTAATGCAAGAGTTTATTTAGACAAGCTGCATAATGTCTTGTTTGATATTCCTGAAACTGCTACGCTTGTGGATGTAGTTTCGAATATAAAGTCAATTGAAATGGAGGCTTATGATAATGTTAAATTAGATAATAAAGATCTAACTTATGTTTTTACTGCCTCAGCTATTGCAAGACATTCATTAGCATATTGGAATGACAATTATGATGCTTGGGAAAATGTTTTTATCAACAATGGATTTTTCAATGGACCTAGCCAGAATGGCGGTGGTAACACTACAATGGGTGCAGGAAGTCAAACTTTGAGAGGTGTTGGAATTGTTGTTGGTATGGATGTTGCCGGAGGGGTAGTAGCTGCCGGTGCTACATGGGCAGTAAATGTGTTCATCCCGCCTCCAGGAGGTCAGGCAGCTTATGGAGCAGCAATCTTAGGAGGTGCTATCAGAGGCTCAGGAATGGCTGCAGCAGGTTTAATATTAAATGCAATGTTTGATTTGTGGTAGGATATAAACTGAAAGTTATAATGCTTTCGCTAATAATTCATTTAGCAGCAGCATTAATTATATATAAAGTATTTGATTATAATGCTTTTATAATTTTTACTATATCGGCTATATTTTTTTCTTTATATATTTTTAAATTTATTAAGAAAAAATAGTAGATGCCAAAAGATTAATCTTCAAAGCCGCTAATTAGCGGCTTTGTTACTTTTAAACAACTAACTTACAAACTTACACTAATCGGAGGAGTAGCCTCTCAGGTGGGGATATTAGTGTGCATTAATTCGCCGGCCATTCCATTCAGCCGAGCGCGAAGCGCGAGAAAATTTTTAAAAAATGCCCTCATCAGGAGGGCATATACATGAATATTACGGGGGTTTTGTGTTTCCAAAACTCGTAGTTTACCATAAAGCTAAAACGCGGCTCTGTCTGCCTTAAAACATCCCTGCAATGCACTTCTCCCCTTATATGATGAAAGCATAAATTTATAGCAGTCATTTTTGCGCAAATCGGGTCAAGGTCTTCACATATATAATAATTTCCTCCCGCAACTTTGTTACCTGCTAAAACCAGCCTGCCACTACCCGAACAGGGTTCGTTAATATTTTTGCCCCATTCATTTGATGTAATGGTAAGCTGCGCCATCAGGTCGCAAACGTGCTTAGGTGTGAAGAACTGCCCGAAATTAGATTTTTTATAATTACTTGCCAATGCTTCGTAATATTCCCCGAGAGGGTCGCACCAATCATCGTTTAGCCTTGCATCCTCGTATAATTTTACAAGCTCTGCAAGCATTTTAGGGAAAGTATTAAGTTCTTCTTTGCTGTACTTCTTAATAGTTTCAAAATACAGCTTTTCGTTAGTTCCCCTGCCCATACAGCAGATAATAATTGTAAGCAGGTCATCAAATACCGTACTTATATCGTGCCTGTACTGTAGCGTGCCAAAAAGCGCGTTAAACGGTCTTAATTCGCTTTTAATTTCAGTTGTTTTCAGCATTGTTAATTGGTTCAACTTGGTTATTGGAAAAAAGATAGCATACAGGAAAAAATTTATATCCGTTCGCTTCGTCGCTCTCTGTGTTGGTTTCGGTTTCAGCTTCTTTTTTACTGCTCCTTTTCCTGCCCCATATTAAAAATGCCTTTTCGCCTTTCTTTACTTTATAGCCCTTATACTTCCAATCCCAAAAAGTATGAAAAACTGTATTTACTTCATCGGTGTAAAATTCATCTATCAGTATTTCGTTAATGCTCATCCCCTCGCAATCGCTTTCCTGCCTCATTTTCGCAACCTGCGAAAGTTCGATTAATTCCTGCCTTTTAGTCTTTATAGTGGCTTCTGTTGTGGTTTCTGTACTCATTTTTGTAGTGTAAATAGTTATTGAATATTCGGCTTGATGGATTTAAAATATATAGTCGTGGTAATCGCTTACGGTAAAGCAATTATCATCTATAAATAAATCTGCTATTGCCTGGGCTTTGTTAAAGGCTTTGTTTGCCTGTCTTTTGAAGTAATTAAAATCTTCCTCATTAAAGATTTTAGAAAGCCCTTTTTCGTGAAGTATAGATTTGACTTGTTGCGCCAACAAATTATTGTTAGCTTTGCGTGTATTTTTCTGCATGCCGTAGATAAATATATTTTTTGAAAAAAGCCCACAGCTTCCACCTTGTGGGCTTTTTGTTTAAAGATGATTAAAAATTAAAGGTTGCAATATCCTTTTGTGTTTCGCTGATTTTTGTCTCTACCTGATTACGCAACAGTTCTAATACTTCATGTATTATTTGCGTATTGGTAACTTCAAACCTAAACCCCGAAGCGTTAGATAATACAATGCTTTCTTTTGTTCCCTCATTGGAGATTTCAAAAGTGTTAAGTTCATCCTGCTTGTTTTGCAGCCATGTTAATTTGGCATCTAACTGGTTTAATTGTTTTAGGCTTCGCCTGCGCTGCTCTGCTGTAAATACAGCATCAACTGTTTTAACTGGCTCTACCTCTACAGGCTCTTTTTGTGGCTGTGCTTGGGGTTCTGCCTTTGCTTGTGCTTCTGCTTCTGTCTTTTGTTCGGTTTTTACCTCTCTCGGGTCGAATTTCCCGTTTTCTGTTGCATTCCTTGCAAGTTCTTTTTTCGCGTTCATTGTTGCTGTGTGGCTTTTCGATTTTGTTGTCATAATAATATAATTGGCACTCACATATAATGTTACACTAAGTGCCACTTAGTTTTAGTTTAATTTTCGCTTAAATCTTCTGCTTTCTCTCGTTCTAAGTTCAAGTTTTCGTGAGAAGATGCCAGTTTCTCAAACACCATGTTGTAAGCATCGTTATCGTCCTGGCACTTACTCATGAGTTCTTTTATTTCCACCTTCTCATCATTATTATATCCGAAACCATCAATCAGGTCGTAGTTCATAACGACCAAGTCGAGTATTTTACGGAGTTTGTCAGCGTTACCCTCGGGTAAATCAATCGCAAGTGAACTGTCCTCACATAATTTCAGGAATTCTGCCTCATGCTGTAATACATTCGTAAGTTTCATATCTGTAAGTTTTAATATCAAATCAATAAGGTTTACCCTATGTACTTTTTTAGATAAACAGGCCGGTTCTCCGGCCTGTCTTCTTTGTTAGAAAGATTGTTGAAAACTTGGTCTCAAGAAATCCTCTTTTTCCCAAATGGCGGGATAAATAGCCCATGAAAAAACGTACCAAAAAGAAACACAGAGACTCGGAGAAGTCTCGGTTTCGCAGAAATTTGATGCTATTCGCTGTTAAAGCCATTTGGGAATGCATCAGGTACTACATGGAGATGTAGAACCCTAAGGACGCCCGTTACAGCGGGCGTTCTTTGTTATATATCCTGCGGACTAAACTGAACTAAGCTGCGGTCAGCTGACCATAGCTAAGTATGCAGTCCTTAATATTTGAAATCAGTAGCATAAACCTATCCCTTGGGGTCAGCTTTCGTGTGTTGTGCCTGAATACGAACTCATCGACATACTTTTGCAGATGCTTCCTTGAGATAACCCTATACACGCCTATGATGCCACGCTTGAGGTTACCCCAAAAGTTTTCTATCGAATTGGTGTGGGCATTACCGTCAACGTACTGCCTCTTGCCGTGGTTCACAATTTCATGGTTGTACAATTTGCTCAACTCATTGTATGCCTTCCATTCATCTGAGTAAACCGCTGTCGTTCCGATATAATCGACACCTCTCATTATTATGGGCTCCAATTCCTCTGTGGTGGTCGCTGCGACAACACGGGCGATAACCTTGCCCTTGCGTTCAATCATGCCAAACACAGGAACCTTATCTACTGCGCTACGACCCTGCGAGTACTTGAATTTCTTGTTCGAATGACGGTTCTTGTTTTTGCCGCCAATATAAGTTTCATCGACTTCAATTTCGTTCGACAATACATGGTTGTTTTCGAATTGACTGCACGTCCTGAGGCGTTGCAGTATGAACCAAGCCGTCTTCTGCGTGATACCAAGCTCTCTCTCTAATTGCATGGAGGACACGCCACCCTTGTGGCTTGAGTACAGCCATATAGCTATGAACCAGTCCTGTAACTTGATGTTTGAGTTCTTGAAGATGCCGACGCTCCTCACGTTGAAGTACTTCCCAGTGTTGCGGCACTTGTACCTGTTATCCTTGCACTTGTAAACTTTGGAGGTCTCGTCAAATGGAGAGACTGGGTTCCCGTCCCATATTACTGCCTCAAGAAAATTAATGCATGTTTGTTCATCTGGGAATACATTTATCAGTTCCCTGATGGATTTAAATTTGAAATTGTCTATGATGTTCATCCTTCTAATTGTTAGAAGGTCTTATATCCTATAGAATATGAAATCTTAAATTGAATGCTGCTAAAGTTTCACAAAAAGTGTCTAAACATCACATTTTGCGAAAATTTAGCTTTAGCGGAAGGAAAATTCCGTTAAATTTGTCCTTAAGGTCGGTGCATCTCGATGCCTTGTCCAAAATATCGAAAAAGACAAACACAGGAAAGTGTTTAACTTATTTCTCTCTGACGAAATCTGGTAAATTTTAAGAGGAGAATGAGTAAACAGAACCTGCGCTATAAATCCTATGGCGTGGGCTGTTACTTATTTTACTCTAAGGTCTTACCAGAGCCCGTCAGATAGGATATGTTAGCAGTACCCACGCTTTCTTCTTATCAACCAATTACTTCTTTGGGTCTGGGAAGATATAATCTCCAATGAAAAAATTTGTTATTGCGGCGTCCATGTTGGCGTTAGCACCATTGCCTGCTTTCTCGCAATCGAGAGAGGCAATCGGCTCCTCGGGCAATATTGCTGTAGTACAGGACTTAAACGTCAGGTGGAACATGGGTGGTATCGTCAACGGGCTTATGACCTCGGGAGGCGTGCAGTTGAGCAACGGCTACTACGTACAGCAGGAGCTACAGGCCCTCTCAGTTGAGCAGCCAGAAGTGGTTTCAAGAATAACCATGTACCCCAATCCCACAGAAAGCTATGTCAAGCTTACTATCGAAACAAACCTTACGGTCAGGATAACCGACATGAATGGTCGGGAAATCAAGAGCGAACGACTAACACCTTCAAGAAATGCTGTCGATGTCTCGGGGCTTACACCGGGGACATACATAGTCAGCGTACAATCAGACAACAAGACCAACACCTATAAACTCATCAAACAATAACCAAACAACATGAAAAATTTCCTTATCTTAATATCATTGCTAACAGCATCAATCGTATTATCCCAGACCCCACAGGGCTTCAACTACCAAGCCGTTATCAGGAACTCAACGGGTCAAGCAGTAACAAACCAGTCTGTTTCTGTTAAATTCAACGTTATCCAAGGACAACCAACGGCAACACCCGTTTATGTTGAGCAACACACAACAAACACCGACGACCTCGGTACAGTAAACCTTGTTATTGGACAGGGAACCGTGAACTCGGGTGTATTCCAACAGATAGACTGGTCGCTCGGCAGCCACTACCTCGGGATAGAGGTTAACATCGGTTCGGGCTTCGTGAACATGGGTACTACACAACTGTTGTCGGTTCCGTATGCCATGTATGCTGGAAAGGCTGGAAGTTCGTTTGGTATCGCGATAAATGCTACTCTCGAGAACAACGGTGGCGAGTATTCTGTCAAGGTCAAGTACAGGGTGACCCCTAACCCAGACGACAATTATGTCCTTAGCGGGTATGTCATCGGTACTACCCCTAATGTTGAAGTTACCAACGCTCTACAGAATTACGACACTTTTGGGGAGTTCTCATACAGCGATGACTTCTCCTTCACATCAGCGCAAGGTCTCCAAATGAATTCAACTTACTACATTAGGGGCTACGTCAAGAAGTCCGACAACACTTATGTTTATGGACAGCCAAAAATGTTCGTTGCTACTCCCTAAGACATCACGATATTAACCTTGGGCATATCAGTAAAATGTACTGATATGCCCATTTTACTTTTTATCCCTGTTTTTATTATCTTTATGACTTTAAAAATCAACTTACCATGAGATTATACCACCTATCATACGATACCATCGATTGTAAAAAACATTTTAAGGATGATTATGACGAGGCAAGGAGATACTTGCTATGTGTACTGGCACATACACCCATACAAGCTATCGAGTCATACTGTGAAAGCACAATAATACTCCATTATGAGGACAGTATCAAAGCAAAAAAGCTGTTCAAATATTTGCAAGATAATCTTTCCGAATACTTCTATTTTTCAGTTTCTTTGGTTGCACGCAATGAGAATAACGAGCACTTTATACATCATAATCCAAATCATGAATTAGATAATAATTTAGCCGTTGAATGGGACAATCTAAGTTGCAATAACCTTAAGAAGCACATCTCGGCATTCTAAATTATTCTTGTTCGCAAATTTCGTAAGGTTCCGCATCTCTACACTGAAAAAAGACCAAGCGCCCATTAATGCGCACTAGGTCTTTTCTATCTGTCAATTCAATAGATTTCAGGAATTTACCATACCTTACAAGATAATCAAGCCAAATAAAGGCCCTCCAATATAAGTTAACCAACAACTGCTTTAGTTTTTTCATAATATATAGCTTTAGTTTAGCTATATACTTGTTCAACTATAATATAATTTAGTGTAACATTATATGTGAGTGCCATATAATTTACTGTTTTTCAATACTTAAAGATACAAAAAAGTAGTTATTTTGACAACATTTATATAGCCTTTTTTGTATAAATGATTAAATAAATAATTGTTTGTAATCTTTCCAAATAGGTGGAAACTGCCAAAAAAAAGTTCAAAAAAAGACCTTTTTTAAACACTTCAAAAAATTAACTATCTGATAAATAGCTAACAAACCCTAAAAAGAACCTCTTTTTAGCTGTTTGTGTGTCTATGCACCCCGTCCCGCTAAGTTCGTGATTTGCGGTTGCCTGCGCGCCCCTGCGGGGGGATATATGAGTGGGGCACCACCCCCCGAGGGGGGTGCGCACCACCACAAACAGCCCGCGAAGCCCCATATTTACTGGGTTTGTTCATGTTACAACACATGGCAATTGCCTGTTGTAGTATTGCAATAAATGGCAATTGCAAATGGATACAGGAAAAAACACCATAACACCACTGCAAGCCATCAAGCGAATGCGTGAGCTTGATGCTGCTGGTGTACCTTTTTATTTTGAATACTTCAGTTACAACAGCACCAAGCATACCAGCGGCGGTGTAAAGCAGGTAAGACAGGCAACGCTAAGGCAGGGGCTGCGTAACGGCCAGAGCGATAAGGCAAGCATACTGATTGCCTATACCGACCACAGCGCAGGAGGCACCAGCAGGTTCTTTTACCTACCATTATTGCTGAAGCTAAATAATATAACCGTTAAGCCATGAGCATAGAATATGTAGGCAGGGATGCCATTGTACAGGCCGATACTGTTGCCTTTACCTACCAGGTAAGTGAGAACCCCCGCGACTTTAACGAGTACCGCCCAAAGGAAGACCTGAAGTGGGATAACCGCCATAATGTTATTGGTGACTTTATCGTCTATCCGTATGGTAATAATAACGACCTGCCGGAGCAAATAAAGGATGTGGTACTAAATAACCATTCAGCGCCGGGCATACTGAATAAGAAAACCCAAATGCTTTGGGGAACTGGTCCAAAACTCTACAAGGAGGTGCTGATAGATAAAAGGAGAGTAGTAAGGGAACTGGAAGATAACCTTGATATTTTGCAATGGCTGGAGAGTTGGGATTACTTGGATTACCTACTGCGTATGTGTGTGGACTATGGCTATATGCAGGGGGTGTACACAAAGTTTGAGCAGGCAAGGGGCAGCAGGATAGGCAAAAACTTTATTGCCCGGCTGGAACACGTTAGCGTGGATAAGGCGCGCCTGGCATCCTTACGCGCTGCTAACAGCAATAAGCCTACCCATGTAATAGTAACCGACTGGAGCTTTACAAACCCCAATGCGCTGGCAGAGTATAAGGCATACGATAAGTTTGATTTTTCCCGCCCTTTCGAGTTTAAGAACGCTATCCTCTACAGCAATATGTACAGCTTCTGTACAGAGTTTTATACAGTGCCGGAGATGTATGGACTTATGGAATGGCTAAGGCGTTCTACTGCGGTTCCGCTCATTTTTAAAGCCCTCTCAAAGAATGGCATTAACCTGAAGTACCACATCATATCCCCGCAGCCCTATTGGGATGAAAAGCGGAAAGAGCTTCAGGAAAGATGTGTTGAGCGTGGGATTCCATATGAGGAGAAGATGCTGAAGGAATTGGAAGAAGAAACGCTGAATAAAATTAAGAAAGTCCTTTCCGGGGAAGAAAACACCGGCAAATTCCTCCATACTAAAAAAGCACTTGTTGTAGAAGGCAACAACCTGCTGGAGATGGGTTGGGAGGTAAAGGTAGTTGACCAGAACATAAAAGATTTTGTTGAGTCGCAGATATCCATTGCAGACCGCTCAGACAGGGCAATCAGCATCGGTAGCGGCCTGCATGGTTCACTTGGCAATGTGGCCGTAAATGGCAAAAGCGACAGCGGGAGTGAGCAGCTCTATGCCTTTAAAAACTTCCTTAATTCGGGTGTGAACATACCGGAAATGATAATCATGAAAGCCATTAACTACGCTATAAAAGCCAATTTCCCGGGCAGCGGGTTAAAGCTGGGCTTCTTCCATGAAGTTGCAGAACGGGAGCAGGATGTAAATCCTGAAGACAGGGTAAAAAATAATTAGAACATGGAACTACTATTTGAAAAGGAGGGCGAAATCGGGGGCAAAGAGTTTAAAACACTGCTTGGCTTTGCGGATGCCGATATAAAATTCAGCAGTATTAAAGCCGATATTATTACTGCCACAAACGAGATGATACGCTTTACCGGGCAGGAAGCCTATGATGCCGTACTGGAGGCGTATAAAGCAGCAGACCAAAACCCAGCACAGCAGATGCTCGTGCATATGTACCGATACCCTATTGCAGTAAGGGCTTATGCCATGTTTGCCCCAAACAATGATGTGGCACACACCAACAACGGGCGGCGTATGCGCATGGGCGATAACGAAAAGCAGGCTTTTGAATGGCTGCTTGACCGGGATAATGAAGCTACCGAAAAGCGTTTCTACCGGGCGATGGATGACCTGGTGCAGTATATGGATAAGAACCTTGAGGAATGGAAGGCTTCAGGAGCCTTTAAACGCTCTCATTCGCTATTCCTGCGCACAACATACGAGTTTGATGAGTACCTGCCCTTAGAGAGCCGCTATGTGCTCCTGAAGCTGGAGCCGGGCATAAGGCAATGTGAGCAAAACGAGATATTGCCGCGCTTAGGCAGGGTAAAGTTTGAGGCACTGAAGCAGGCGCTAAAAAGCAATACCGACATTACGGATGAAAAGGATACAGAGCTACTGGCGCTGATTAAAGAAGCCAGTTGCTATTATGCGATAGCATGGGGCATCACCAGGCTATCGGTAAATATATTCCCTGAAGGCGTATTGCAAAGTTATACTTCAGACAGGGAAACCACAAAAATAAAGCGGCCTGCACAAAAGCTGGAGGCAGAAGCTGCGCGGATGGCCTATGCCGGTGATGCAGAAAGAGTGCTGCTAAAAATAGAAAAGCTGGTAGCACCAGCGGTCCAGCCCACAGCCTGTACAGAGGGTGATATTATTAATATTATATCAGGAGACAACTTTTTATCAATATAAGCATGAAACGATTTTTAGCGAGCATTAAGGCATTTTTATTAAAGTTATGGCACTTCAGGAAGTACAGGCAGTTTGCCGGGTTTGAAAAAAGACTGGGCAAGGCGGTAACCGATCAGGAAGTGGACAGGTATATCCTGAAGAGCGAAATAGTGAAGTATATGGGCAAATACCTGCACGTTAACGCCAGGAGCAAATACATACCCAAAGACAGGAAGAATAAAGAAGAATGCCGGCAGCAGGTTATTGGCGTTTTTGGCGACAGGATGAAAAGACTCGGCATAACTATTAACGACAAGCTGGAATTATGCACACCATAGAAATTCCGGAGAAAAACCGCAGGCTATATATGCCTGAGAACCTCTCACAATGCGACAGCGACCAGTATCTCGATATGTGCGAGCTGCTGTACCGGTACCAGTGCGGGCAATTGCCATTTGACAGCCTGAAGGTGCAGGCCGTTTACCGCCTGCTGAACCTGAAGCCTACTAAAAAAGAATTGCTGATTCCGGAAGAGGAAGTGAAGTGGGCAAATGTGGCAAGGCTTGCCGAGCTGGCAGAATCGTTTTTTGAAGATAAGGACGGGCAGAAGGTTATTGCCATTGATTATACCCATAATCCTGTACCAAAGATAAAGCCGCTCCTGAAGTCATATTATGGCCCTCAGGACGGTTTTGCTAATGTAACCTTTGGGGAGTATACCGATGGCCTGCGGATATTCCTTGAGTATTCCAGGACAGGAAATGAGGCACTGCTGCGTGAGCTGGCCGCAATATTTTACAGGCCTAAAAAAAGCCTGCACTGTATTAAGAAATTAAGCCCACGCTATAATGGCGACATACGGCAGCCCTATAACCCCGTTAGCATAGAGAGCCGTGCTGAAGCCTTTAAATATTGCCATCCGGGTTTTGCTTATGGTTTCTTCCTGTACTTTGCCAGTTTCCAAAAGTACATTACACAGGCTGTTATTCCCTGGGGAGGGCAGGAGCTTGACCTATCTATACTCTTTGATGGCAATTCTACTCAAGAACCCGAAACGATTCCGGGCATTGGCATGGATGCGATTACCTTCAGCATTGGCGAAAGCCAGGTGTTTGGAAGTAAGGAGCAGGTGCGGCAGGTTAACCTCTGGGAGATGCTTGTTTACCTGTACAGCCTCAAGAAAAAAGACCTCGATAACAAGCAAAAAGAAAAAAGCAATGCTAAAAATTAGCCATCTAAAACAATACCTGCCTACGCTCGCAGCGGCAATACCCGAAGTTAAGCGGCACGAAATGGCGGTGACCAAAGATGACATTATAAAATTTATGAAAAGCCATGAGGAGGGAGATAATATGCTCCTGATAGCCATTGTGCCGGAGCATGGTGTAAGTGGTGGCGAGAACAGCGCGCAATGGACGAACAGCGGCGGTTTTTTCGTTCTGGAGAAAACAGACTACTCAGAACTGGAAGACGGCGGCTACCTTGATATTTTTGAAAGGACACAGGATGCAGTAGAGAAGCTGATTAATAAGCTGCTTCAGGATAAGGCTGCCGTTGCAGGCCCTATGTGCGGTTTTCTTGCTGACCTTGATGAAGACAGCATTGGAGCAAGCCCTATAGAAGCGCTGGAGAGCTGCAACGGCTACTTTGTGAGCTTCAGCATGGGGTCAAGATTTTAAAAGTAGTATATTAGCCTGTAAACAAATGCAAAATGACAGAAGAAGAAATAAGGGAGCTTTACAACGAAGTAATTAATCAGCGTGGCATTCATAATAAGCTGGGGCTTAGCCGGAGTTATATCTACCACCTGAGGAACGACGTCCCTCCTACTCTGGGCTTAATGCTCGAACAGTTGCTTAAGCTGGGCAAAATAAAAGTGGAACTAAATGACGACAACCCGAAAAACACTTGATGATATCCTTCAAGGCAGGTATGTAAAGCGCGTGATGCAGGAGCAGTCAAAGGAAATAAACCTTGCCCAGGTAAAGTATATTTCCGGGCATAAATTTGGCAGCCCCCATTGGTTGGCCGCGCGTGGCTTTACTGCTAATGAAAGCGCCCTTGAATATGCCCACAAGTTAACCCACCGCTTTGTGGATATGAAGACCAGGCAGACCGATAAGGGCAAAAAGAAAAAGAAAGCACACCCGATACACAATAAGATAATTTGGGGCCATTACAACAACATTGTGCGCGAGCTGAGCTATGGCTACACCGAAGCGGTAAAAGAAGAGTTGAAAGGGCTGGAGGAAAAATAAACTTACTTATTTAGCTTATCCCTATGCTCTTTTTCAAGTTTACCTTTAATATCCAAAAGACTTTGCCTAAATTCAGCAAGTTGCTCAGAATATTCCCTTTTACGGTCAAGTGCTCTGGTTGCATCAATATCATGCAATGCCACTATAATCCTTTGTGGTAAATAGAACTTTTTAATGCCTTCATTAAAATCTTGTTCGATTTCAAAAACCTTATGCCGTATTCTAACAACTCTATCTTCAATATGATAATCTGGTTTCATATTGTAAAAATATACAACAAAAGAAAATATTATATAACATATTTGTTATGTAACAAAAATGTTATATATTTGTCTTACCAACATTAACAAGAATAGGAACTTAATATTTAACATGATGAAAACGGAAAAACGAAATTTAAACCTTAATTATTATCTGCATGGCAAAAGTATCAGAACTTTTGAGACTATTGAAGAAAGATGGGTGGTACCTGTACAAAAACGGAGCTAATCACGATTTATACAGGCATCCCTCGAAAAAAAATCAATTAACAGTACCGCGACATGGTAGCAAAGAGATGGCTACCGGTACATATAACAGTATACTTAAGGCAGCAGGATTAAAATAAACCTCTGTTTTTTTACTCACAGTATAACTATGAATAAACCTTTTAATGTAACCGTTATAGTAGAAAAAACCGGGACGGGGTTTTCTGCTTACGCCAAGGAGATAGACGGTCTGGTAACGGTGGGCGATTCTATTTCCGAATTGAAGTCGAACTTTAATGAAGTACTTTATCATCACGTAGAGTATCTACAGGAGCAAGGCGAAACTTCTTTAAAAGTCGACGACTTTGAGCTTAATTACGTTTTAGATCTCGAACAATTTTTCGAGTACTTCAATGTAATAAACAAAACTGCCTTTGCAGAGCAATATGCAAAGGTTAACAGCAGCCTTTTCAGGCAATATACAAAAGGCTTAGCCCCACTTTCGGGAGATAAGCTAAAACAAATATCAAAAGGGCTACATAAGCTGGCAGATGAAATTAACGATTTAAGCTTTGCATAAAATTTTGTAGAATGAATGTATTTATAAGTTGGTCAGGCGAAAGAAGTAAAAGAGTTGCTGAATTACTGGATGAATGGCTTAAATGTGTTATTCAGGCAATAGATCCGTGGATGTCAAGTAAGGATATTGACAGAGGTGCACTGTGGTTTACAGAAATTTCAGGGCAATTAGCAAATACCTCTATTGGTATTGTGTGCCTGACTAAAGAAAATAAAAACAAGCCCTGGATATTATTTGAATCAGGTGCACTTGCTAAAGGAATATCATCAAATAGAGTTTTGACATTATTAATTGATTTGGCACCTTCGGATCTTGAAAGTCCGTTATCACAGTTCAATCACTCATTCCCTGATAAAGATGGTATATATAAGCTTGTAAGTACAATTAATGCCTATTTGGGTGATAAGGCATTAAATAAATCAATTTTAGAAAAAGTTTTTGAAACATACTGGTCTCAATTTGAGGAGAATTTTAATCAGATATTAAAAGATGTACCTGAAGGAGAAATTGAAGATAAAAGATCATCTAATGACTTGCTCAATGAAGTACTAATGTCTGTAAGAGCAATGGATAGTAGATTAAGAAACTTAGAAACAAAAAATCGTCCAATCAAAAAAGCAACAATAGAAAAGGTTTCTGACGAAAATTCAAAGGAACCAAGAAACATTACCATTTGGGAGAATATAGGAAATAAAGATTTACTGGAATATCTTCGTAATGCAACAACTCCTGCAACTGAATTTTCAGATAAATATATAGATATGCAAAAATTCATTAGAGATAACTTTAAGCCAGAATAAACCAACTCCCCGCCCGGTGCGGGGATTTTTATTTACTAAAATTTAACATTTAACTTTTTTTCATAAATTGGCAACTGATAATCAGTCAATCCAACTATATGAAAACCCTTCTCCCCCTGCTCCTGCTATTTTTTAACCTGATGCTGTTTGCACAAGAACCTAAAGACGTTTATTACCTAAACAAAATACAAAAGCTTGAAAAAGCTGTAGATTCTCTCAAATCAGAAAGGGAACTATACAAAGCTCATTATCAAGCCAGTTCTCATAACACAGTGACTAATGAAGTTAAAGATTTTTATCAAGACTCATTTGATAATTTATTGTGGTTATTAGGCGGGTTAATTACAGTATTTGGTATCATAATTCCCTTCTTGAATCAATATTTCCAAAGAAAAAGTTTGAATGATCTTACCGGAAGAATATCTAATCAACTTACTGAGGCTTTTGAGCAAAGGCTTGAAGTCCTTAACCAAAACAGCAAGACTCAAATTGAAAGAATAAATAGTGCTTTTCAAAGTGAAATTGAAAGAATCAACAGTATAATGAATGAAAAATTTATAGAATTTGATAAACTCAGTGAAGACTTTAAGTTTCAGATTAAAGGTATGATGTTTTATAGTCAAGGTAGTGCTAATGTAGCTGTACTAAATACATATTTGGGTATCTTTAATTTTTTGTTTGCTGCTGAAGTATATTTAGACTTGCATGATACTGATAATTATGAACTATGTATTGCAAATATTTTTAATTTAGTAGATAGTATAGATAAGGAAACAATTAGTAATTTAGAATCACACTTGCAAGCTTATGATTATACAATTGATAAATTCATGCATAAATTTATTAATAATTACACTTCAAATATAAATCTTCAATATTTAGAAGTAATACATCAAAAATTCAATGAATTTAAATATCCAATATAATAAAGTAGTTTTTCTATAAAGGAAAATAAGTCTCAAAGTATAAAATTCTTTACAAACCAGAAATCTTGCACATTCGTGCAAGATTTTGCATTTTATACTATATTTGTAATGCGAAACATAGTTGCCTGAAACTCTAAATCAGGGTAAATACTTTAATTAATAATATGGCGGAGTCCGGTAGCAGTAATGCCCGGAAAGTACTTCACTTAGGTGACTGTGTTTCGCAGCTCCGCCTCCATTAATTTATTCTTGTTATGCGAAACACAGAAGTAAATGCAAAAGAAAACACATCTCCACAAGATGTAATTCCCGCCTTAGTGGCATTTTTAAACCGGTATGATATTACCGAAATTGCCACTACCTGCCCTGCCACAGTGCAGGAAATGTTTAACGACCTTATGTGCACAGAAGCTGCCGATAGCGCCCAGTACCGCGAGCGCATGCGCTTTTCTCTGCTCATAATTGCCGACCTGGGCAATACCCTGCTGCCTTTTACAGATATAGATGCATCTGCCATAAAACTGCCCGCATAGCCCCTGCCCTATGGATGCAAAGGCTACCGTTTCCGTACTGTTCCCCAAGAGCAGCGCGGTGCCCTACCACGAAGTTACAGTACTGGAAGTGGCAAAAACAATTATAGACATGAAGCTAACGCCCAAAACAGAGCCGCTGCTGCTAACTGTACAGGGGCAAAAAGAGCAGCTATACTACAACAGGTATATGTTTTGGCTGTATGCAAAGGGTAAAATAAGCTATGCCGACTTGCTGGCCTCGTGCTGGTGCCACGGGCTGTACCGCAACAATGCAGAGCTTGTTGGCCCCGCCGCCGAAACAGTAGATGCGCACAGCCTCTGGATGCTGCGCCACAACACACTTTTGCTTGTAGATGATAACAGGCACGTTACCCAAAGCTCGGCCACTATTGATGCGTTATTTTATAATGTAGAAAAAGTTCCGTAGGTTTGTACCTTACATCTTGTAATCAGGATGATGTTAAATGAATTTTAAAAAGAAGCCCCGCTATTGCAGGGCTTCTTTGATTTTTATGTTTATTTAAGTTACGGTACTCTTTTATAAGTTGATAAAGTTGTTGTACCTTCAAAAGTATTTTCTAATAGTAGCTCCTCAGCAGTAATCTTTTTAATAGTGTAGGTAACTCCATTCCCTATCAATTGAGGGGACTGAAGCGTATAATTAAATGATGTAGTATTAAAGGTTCCAACATTATCAATGCATTCATCTAATACAGTTTGTTCAACAATACCGTTTGGTAAAAACTCAACAACTAAATAATATGCGCAACCACTGTTGTTTACCATCCATACTTGCCCATTAAACTTTTCACTGTACAAATACCATTTGTTATATATCAGATCAAGGTCTATCTCCCCCACAGGTGCATCGTCATAGTTGCTTGTAAATGTACTATTGGTAAAAGTACCGTCTTCATTATCTATTTTAATAACAAGCTCATCTTCGGTAAGTGTAACAATCTCAACTGTACCAATCCCGCCTTCGCTTGTAGTGGTTATAATGTTACCATTGCGCGCTACAGTATATTCAAACGAAGTAAAATCTTCACAGTTGGTGTAGAACCTTGAATAGCTGGAACCGTTTTCATTATATTCCATATGGTCTTTGGCACAGGTAAATTTGTTCTCGTGCATTACTGTAACCCCGTTCGTTTCCATAGAAACAAAATACCATTTTTTAAAAATGCTTACTTCAGATGATGATACGCTGTTGTTGTCGTCAGACGAGCAAGAGGCTAACACAAAGGTTACTAACGAAAGGATTAGTAATAATTTAGATTTCATTTTTTTGTTTTTAAGATTAAAGCTGCAATAATAGTATATTTTTTTGAATAAACTTTATCATGATTTATCTGCTATGTTCTAACTTTACAACCATACTTAAGGGCCACTCACCCTTTTAGTTTTATAATTTTTAGTTGTAAACCGCCTTCCAAAAGAGGGCGGTTTTTTTCATGTTACAACTCTACTGCAAGGCAATTGCCACATTTGGAAAAAATTCCCGGCAATGGCAAAAAAGCGAATTTCAGATGAGGAGATAAAACTATCCATCGTCATTAATGGTAATGAGGCACAGAAAGAGCTTTACGAACTTGAGAAAAATACACGTGAAGTAACTGCTGCCAATAAAGAACTGCTTGCAGAAAAGAAAAAGCTGGAGCGGCAGGGCAAGCAGGAAACTGCGGAGTATAAAAAACTTACTGCCGAGATTAAAGCTAACAATGCTGTACTCAGGCAAAACAAGTCCCGTATGGGCGAGCTTCAGAATGAAATCGGGCTAACAGGCTTAACACTTGCCCAGCTCCGTACAAAAGCCAATCAATTAAAACTTACCCTTAGAAATTTAATTCCCGGTTCTGCCGACTATAACAGGTATCAGGCAGAGCTGAAGCAGGTTTCTGCAAGGCTCGACGAACTGAATGGCAAAGCAAAAACCGCAGCCTGGAGCGTGGGCAATATTGCAGACCGGTTTAACCGTTTTGCTGCCTTGGGTGCAACTGTAATTGCTGCGGGTACCGGGGTGGTGCTTACCCTGCAAAAAATGATAGACTATAACGGCAAGCTTGCAGATGCGCAAAGCAACGTTATGAAAACAACCGGCCTTACCCGCAAAGAGGTTGACGAGCTTACAAAGTCTTTCAGCCAGCTCAGGACAAGGACATCGCGCATAGAGCTGCTTGGCATTGCCGAAGTAGGTGGCCGCCTGGGTATAGCCAAAGAAGAGATAGCCAACTTTGTTAAGGTAATGGATAAAAGCGCCGTTGCCCTTGGCGATAGCTTTGAGGGCGGGCCCGAAGTGGTTGCCGAAAAACTTGGGCGTATAAAAGGGTTGTATGATGAGCTTAAAAACAGCAACGTTGAAAGCGCATTTGAAAGCGTTGGCTCTGCCATGAACGATTTGGGCGCGGCAGGAACTGCAAGCGAACAAAATGTTGCGGAATTTACTACACGCGTGGGTGCACTGCCGGCAGTTTTAAAGCCTACTATTCAGGAAGCGCTTGGGCTTGGCGCCGCTTTCGAGGAAAGCGGGCTAAAGGCAGAAATTGCCGGTACCAACTATGGCAAGGTAATATCTATTGCAGCGCGGGATATTGGCAATTTTGCCACTGTTATGCGCAGGCCCAGGAAAGAACTTGAAGATCTTATCAATAATGACCCTACAGAATTTTTCCTTCAGTTTGCTTCATCATTAAAAGGGCTTGATGCCACAGAGCTTGCACAGGTGCTGGACTATCTGAAGCTGAATGATAATGAGGTTAAGATGGTGTTGGGTGCAGCTTCTCAGAACGTGGATATGTTCCGGGAGAAGATTGACCTTGCTTCAGAGAGCATGGCAGAGGCTACTTCACTGACTGACGAGTATAACATCAAAAACAACAACCTTGCTGCCACGCTGGAGCGGATCCAGAAAAAAGTATTCGGCTGGTTCAGTTCCGAAACGGTTGTGCAGTGGCTTGAGGATTTTGTAAATGGCTTTGCCAAGCTTATAGGCGCAGTAGAGGACAGCGAGGGCACTATGAATACTTTAAGGAATACACTTGTGTTTACAGCTAAAATCCTCGCTATTGTTGCCGCATCATTTATTAGCTATGCCGCCGGTGCTAAACTGTCCACTATATGGAGCAACACACTCGGCAAGGCAACTGCATTCTCTAACTTAGTTTTTAAAATACAGTACGCCTTGCTCATAGCCAATGAGATAAAAACAAAGGCGCTTGCCCTGGCTAAAGCATTGCTTACAGGAAATATTACCAGAGCAAGGGCGGCATACCAGGCGCTTGCCGTAACTATGGGCCTTAACCCATTCGGGGTGCTGCTTGGTATCATCGGGGCTGTTATAGCAGCTTTTGCCCTCTTCAGGAAAGAGGTAGATGAAACCTCTAAAATACTACAGCAGCAGGCTGAAATACAAAAGCAGGTTCAGGAGCAGACCGGGCGCACAAAAAACAGGGTTGCTGACCTTGTGGCAACCCTTAAAGATGAAAACGCCACCTACGACCAAAAACAGCGGGCACTTGAACAGCTTCAGAAATTAGGCAGGGGGTATCTCGATACACTTACACTGGAGAATGCTCTTACAGCAGAAGGCGACAGGCTTGTAAAAGAGTATATAAAATCTATTGATAAGCTGGCTGAAGCTAAGGCAATGGTTGATGTACGCAGCAAGCTGATGGCACAGAAAACAGAATCTGAAAATAAAATTTTAGCGCTCAGGAATGAAAAGGGAGCTACAGCTAATGAAGGTTTAAGCGATTTCTTTGGCGGCAGCGATGGCAAATTATTTGGCATAGGCTCGCGTAACCAAAAAGAGATACAGTCAGAAATTGATGAGGAAAACGAAAGGAAGCGGCTTATTGAATTGCAGCTTAATACAATTAATAAAAATAGGACAGAGGAGCTTGAAAAATTATCATTAAGAATCAAATCAGGAAGACAACAGCTTGAAAAACTAAAGAAAAATTCCGATGAATATAAAAAGCTGCTGCGGGATATACTGAATGATGAAGAAACCTTTAATATCCTCTCCGGTATTACTGATGCTGCCGATAGTGCCCTGAGCGTTACCGGTGGCGATTTGTTCATACCTGATCCGGATGCTGCTCAAAAGGTAAAACAAGCTGCTGAACTGCACAAAAAAAGAATGGAAGATATAAAGAAGCAGCTTGAGGATATTAAGGGTCTTTCCCGGAAAGCCATTGATGAGCGCCTGGAACTGATGGAAGAAGGGCTGGATAAAGAAGAAGCGCTTGAAGCCGAAAACCATAAGCGCAGGATAGAAGATTTAAAAGCACAGCTTACCAGTGAAGCTGATATTCAAGCAGCCGAAAAGAAAATGCTTAACCAAAAGTTAAGTGTACAGGAAAGGGATTACTGGAGCCGACAGGTGCAGGTATGGGTAAGCAAAAATGTGCATTTAAACGGACTGCTCCAGCTTGAGCAAGCAAGGCATCAGTATAAACTGGCAACTATAAGAACGAAAGGCGAGCAGGACAAACTGGAGAAGCTGCAACAGGCTTATGAGGATGAAACAAAGCTAAGGCAGACCAAACATAACTACGAGCTTGCCGCACTTGGTGATAATGAAGCCAAAAAAGCAAAGCTTCAGCAGCAGTTTGACAAGTCGGAACTGGAAAGACAACAAAAGCACCTCGAAAAGTTATTACAGGCACAATTAGATGTACTTGCAGATAAGAATAAAAAAATTGACCTTACCCTTCTTGATAAAGAACAAAGGCAGAAAATAGAACAGGATATAGCCGACCTGAAGCTGAAGATATCGGAAATCGTAAAAGCAAAGGCAGAACTCTCCGGCAAGGGCGGTACCGATGATATGGCCAATGCATTTGCCAAAGCCTTTGGCGATGCGGATGTACTTGGCTTTACAGCCCAGCAGTGGGGGCAAACCTTTAGTAGCCTTGATACGTTGTCGGAAAAGCTGGAGGCAACAAAGTTGGTAATCGGTGCCATGCAAAATGTGTGGGGTACATTCAACGACTTTGTAGCTGTAAATGAAAATGCCCGTCTTTCGAGTTTTGAGCGAAATGCAGAACGCAAGAAGCGTAAACTGAAATGGCAGCTTGACAATGGCTATTTAGACCAGGTACAGTATAACCGTGAGGTAGAGCGGATGGATGCTGAGCTTGATGTTAAGCGATCTGAAATTGAGTACAGGCAGGCCAAGCGGCAAAAGCAGATTTCAGCCATGAATATTATATGGAACACTGCCCAGGCCATTATGGGTATCTGGGCACAATTCCCAAAAGCTGACTTTGGTGCTACAGCAGCAATTATGGCAGGGGTTGTGGGTGCCCTGGGTGCAGTGCAGCTCGCCACTGTACTTAAAACCCCGCTGCCGGCAAAAGGATATGAACAAGGCCTTTACCCTGATTATGTAAAGCGTGAGCAGGATGGTAAATTATTCCGTGCCGGTTATGGCGGCAAAACACGCTCAGGCATGGTGAACAAGCCTACCTATTTCCTTACGGGCGAGAATGGCCCTGAGATGGTAATTGACAACAGGGCATACCGTTCCCTCTCAGCCGAAACCCGTAATGCATTGCTCAGGGAGCTGAGGGGCATCAAAGGATGGGAGAATGGCTATTACTCTGACCAGGTTAAAGGGCAGCGCTTTGAAGTGCCTGCCTCTTTCACCAATACTGCCCCAATAAGTAATAATCAGGATGCGGACAGAGCATTGCTTATTGAAGTGGTGCGGCGCAACACAGAAGTAATGGAGAAGATCTACACAGACGGAATCATAAGCTATTTTTCCCGTGATCCGCGCGACCTTAAAAAGCTAATGGAAGATATGGAAAGGATTACCCGCAGTAAAGAAAAAGCCAAATACTGATATGAAATATTCTGAAAATAAAATATTCGACGACAGCAATGTCAATGCAATACTGGACAGGCTTTACTATCATGTTAATGCAAATTGCCCCGGTATAAATGTAATGGAATCCCTTGTCCTTAGCGGTGCGGGTGCAGCCATCATTCAGGGAGCAGCCGAAAAGCCTTTGCAAAATGTAATACTGGTAACCGATAACATGGAGGTGTTTGATTATGTGAGGAATGGGCTGTCAAAAGCATTGGCCGCTAAAGGGGCAATGTACTTCCAGGAAAGGGCGCTATTGTACTTTCAGGGGCTTTACCTTGAGGTGTGGCTTTCCCTCCAGCCCCTTACAGTGGTTTACAGCAATAGCATTTCCCTTCAGCATATTAATGAGATAGATCCTGATTTATTATGAGTTTAGTTTTAAGTAACAATCAGCAGAACATTGTGGCCAGCAGTACCCCTGTACTGCAGGACTGGGGATTTACCCCCGGCAGTATCAATATAGACTATTACCAGGGTGCGCCTGCACCTGCACCGGTTGTAGTGGCCACAAAGATAAAAGATGTGCTGGGCACAAGCATTGTTAACGGCTATACCGATATCCGCTACAATATTTTACTGTCGTTTGGCAATACCAACAACATCGCTATTGCCACCCTCTCCGGAGAAGTTGCCCCTGCGCCTAATACTACATTGCCAATAAATCAAAACGGAATACAAGGTAACAATACCTATACCTTCCAGAATCTTAACCTCCTTGCGCCCGGTGTTTATACCATTGATGCCTGGCACCGCATTTTGGGTACCAACAGTTCCGGGAGCAGTTCCATACTTTCCAATAAGATATTTAAGATTAAAGTAACTGTATTTCCTGCAACTGCCCCGGTTGTGAATCCGGCATCATTGAGCTATGTATGGCAGATTGGCCAGCAGGAACTCATGGTGCAGCCGCTAACGATAAATGCGCCCAATTGGAGTATGCGCGTACCTGCAAACTTTTTCCCCAGTGGTAACGGATTTACCATTGCAGCAATACCTGAAGGCAATCTTATAACCGGCAGTGGCGAAACTACCATTAACTTCCTGCTTTTTGATACCATAGAAACGTTCGACCTGCCAACAAATCCTTACACTTTCCAGATAGTGGTAAATGGCGGCATTATAAACATACCGGTACAGGTTACATTGGTGCAGAGCTCGGGGCTGTTTATTGCCAAAGACGAGCTTTATTTTGAAGCGTATAAGGGCATAAGCAATGCCCCTCCCCAATACTTCAGCGCCTACTTTCCCGGGCAGTACGATTTCATTTGCCCTCCCTGGTTAACGGTTTTGCCGCACCCTGCCAGTTACAGCAATAACTTAGGCTGGTGGGTTCTTGGCGCCGACAACATGGAGCCGGGGCTGTATGAAGCGGATGTAATCATCTTCAATACGGCCACCAACGAGCAGCTTGGCATTGTACGGGTGGTGTACAATGTTATTGGCAATATCAGCCTGCCGTATGGCGCGGGTGAGTTTGCCTACACGCTCGACAATAATTACATTACCTTCAGCTCGCTGCTTGATGATGCCTATTTTGAAGTGGCCATGAATGTAAGGGTGTACGAATTTTATACGAATGCATTTAAAGATTATGAAACCATAAACTTTAAAGTACCGCTGTACAACAAAAGCCAGAAGTTTAATATAGGGCAGACCATTGACAGGCTCATGCTCCGGATGGGCGACCTGTCCTATCATAATCAGTTCCCTTATCTTCCGGCAGAGGTTAGCCTTTCTGCCATAGAAAAAAGGTTTTCGGATCCGGAATATTCGCAGCAATACGCATTGCAGCCCATACAGTTTATTGCAGGCCTGCAACCGCAACTTTTTGCCGGCAGCGGTTTGCTGGATATATGCCCTTACCCATCAAGGCAAACGCCTGAGAGTTATGCTTACCTAAACCTTATCATATCCAACTTCCCAAGTATACGGGTGCTTAAAAATGGCGGGGAGATAAATAATTTTGGCCTTTCAGCAGGAGTAAACTCACTTAAGATAGACTTTGCCAACCTTGGCGCAGCACAGGGCGACATCTTTGAATACAGGATAGAAACTGGCGCAGGTAACTTCTCAAAACTTTACAAAATTATCCCTCCCGGAAAGTTCTCCAACTACATAGTTTGGGAAAATGAATACAAGCTGCAATCGGTACTCGAGTTTACCGGAGAGTACGACCTGAAGTCGGAATTTGAGAACCGCAGCCAAAGCCTTATGGAAAACCTTGTGCAGGCGCTTACTAAACTGGAGAGCAGTAAAACCTGTAAGCTGACAATCAATACCGGTTACATCCTGAAGAGCGAAATACCGGCAGTAGAAAGCCTGTGCAGGGCAAAGCGGGCAGCGCTTATACTGGATGGCAAGGTAATCAACCTTGTACCGGTACAAAAGAACATGACCGGCATTGACAGCCAGGCAGCGCTTATTGCCTATGATGTAGAATTTGAAATTAACCGCAAGTACAATGAGGAAGTTTATCTGTTCTGATTTTGAAATTGACCTGTCTGTTTTGCAAATTACAGATACAGCCGAAAACCCTTGGTTTAATGGTAACTACTTTTCAAAGTACAGTTATCCCTTTAACCTTCCCCTAACCGACGAGCTGGATATAGCGCTTGGCCATCTGAGCAATTTTAATTCAGCAGACAGTAAAACATTGTTTGAAGGCCTCTACGTGCATGGGGAAGTAATGGAGAAAGCGATACTGGGGATAGAGGAATGCGAGCAGGAACTCTCTGCTACCATACGTTACGGCCTGGATGATTTCCCCAACTTTAAAAAGAAGCTGGCAGAGCTTCAGCTTATACGCATTGATGTGCCGGACATTTATGCCCATGCTGCCGGGGTAATTGCCCAGGCATGGCCTGCGGTTAATTACAATTTCCCCCAGGTGCATACCGACAAGATAGAACCGGAAGATAATGAAGTGTGGTTTGCCTTTGAGAAGATCATTAATAACTATAAGAACGGTGCTTTCCTGGTTAATGATGTTGAAACTGAAACAGGCACTACCTATAACCGGAACATCATGCAGCCGCTGCCGTACCTGCTCTACCTGCTTAAAGCCGGTGTAGAGGATGCCGGTTATACCCTGCATGGCGACCTGCTGGAGCATCCAACGCTCAAAAAAGTGCTTTTATTTGCTGATGTGGATTATTTCCAAAACATCTCACAGGAGAGCCTTACTTTTCTTTTACTTGCCGATGATTATGATCCTGCTACAGATGAGAAAACCCATGTTGATGGGCAGCAGTACAGGCTAAGGATGTCACGCGAGCTCGCAATTGTACAGCCCGGCAAATACAGGGTGCAGGGCAGTTTCAGGTTACGGCGTATAATTATCGGATTGCCTACGCGCTTCAGGATCTATTACAGGAACACGATAATTTATGAAGCCAGCTACAGTTTTATTTATGATGCTGTGTCTTTCTTTGATTATGATTTTGATTTCGAGTTTGAAACTATTGCAGATGGTAACCCAGACTTTCTGCTTTTTTCAATAACTACAGGATATAATGAGGCCAATGCAGATGATATACTTGTGAATGCGGATATTAACCCGGTCTATCTCTTTAATGGGAATGGCCAGGTTATACCATCCATACTCAACCCTAACAAGATTGAACTTAACAGGGCAGTGCCCGATATTGAGTTTGGCAGCCTGTTTAAGTTTGTTCTTGACCTTTTCAAATTTAACCTTGAAATAAAAGACAGGCAGGTATGGGTAAATTCAGTGGCAAGTGAGATGGCTTCCCGCTCGGTAATAGACCTGTCCGGGTTTGAAGTTAAATTTCCGAAGCGCACCTTCAGCAGGGGGAACTCGTTCCTGTTACGCTATCAGGATCCGGGAACTGAAGATTATACTTTTGCGGAAGTGTTCCAGGATGCTTCCGGAACCGCGACCACCGGCTTTATTAAAGATGATGAAAAGACAACTGAAACAGAAATTAATGCATTGCCGCTGCCGTTGCTCTTCAGGAATAATGTACAGACTGTACACGCCTTTTCTGCTGATGCCGGCAAGCCTTATTTGGTGTTGTATGATGGCCTGAGCAATAACCTTAACCTTGCTAAAGATCCTGCCGAGCTGCAAATACCTTATATCCATGAGAGGCACCATTACGACTGGAATTTAGCCAGGATTAATGGCACCTCTGTTACATGGAATTTCTTAGCTTATGAAGAACAGATAAGGGGGCTTAACCATAAAAGCCGCGTCCATGCCTACAGGCGCATACACCAGGTTAAATCACTTCAAAAAACTCAGGTAAGCCCAGGGCTTTATGAAGTGGAAATACAGACGGAAATTATATAGCTAAAAGGTGTTGCTGTTCCTGAAAATTTCTTCATCCCTATCATAATGCTTGTTTGAAATATATTTTTCGGTTTGACGCAACTCGCTATGTCTTGCTTGCTTTTGAACTTTATAGCTTGGATGACCCTTATCTAATAATTCCGTAATTCCAGTATCTTTTAGTGAGTAAAATTGAAAATTGGGAGGCAATTTTAACTTATTTCGTATTTTATCCCATTCATCAGTAATTTTTTTTGGCTGAAGTTGGTCATAACCTGGCTGATAATTATTTGCTGAAAACAAATACATATCCTGCGATGCATTCTTTACATGATTTACCAGCAAATATATCAAAGCAATAGGTATAGTTACTGTTGCTTCTTTTTTACTTTTTTTTGCAGTACTTGTTTTTACTACTATCAGAGATTTAGCTAAACGTAGGTCAGATACTTTTAATTTCGTCAATTCAGTTCTTCTGATAAAGCAATAGAAAGTCGTCATGCACAAGCATAAGTAAGAGGGATTATATTCTTCCAAATGTTTTTTTATAAGATCTCTGTAGGCAACAGGTATAATAACTCTTATTTTCTCATTCTCTTCAATCCTTCTTATGCCTAGCGCAGGGTTTGCAGGTATATAGTCTCTATCCAAAAAGTAATTTCCAATGTTTATTAGAAATTGCAGATAATTATTATGAGTGGCAGGAGAGTTATCTCTTTCATAATATATATAATCTAAAAAATCTGTTGTAAACCTTCTGTTATAGTCAATTATGAACATTTTGAGTTTACCTTCATGAGCAAGATATTTTTTTATGTTATTTACATAAGAAGTATAAGCTCTTTTTGTATCGGCCCTAATGGCATTATCAAACTCTCTTTTATTAATCTTATATATAAATTCATCTAGACAATCTTTAAAAAGGCTATATGATTTTCTGCTACTATTAACTAAGTAAGGATTCCATCCTTCAGCTAATTTGCGGTTTAAGTTGATAATTATATCATTTGCAAACTTTAGCCTAGCTTTTTTATTCGACATAGGTTTTACTCGTTTTCTAACCCTAACCAGTTTTTCAGATGATACATCTTTCACGTAAAAAACTATACGCCATTCATCCTGAGAGCCACGCTGTAGTTCTGCTGGTACATAATCAACACCATTTATATAAATTTTTGTACTTGATTTTTGAGTAGAGGACAT